GTTGGTGTTGATGGCGCAGTTGCCGTCATGTAAGAGGAAGTATTAGTACATGGACCGGCAGCAACTGCGGCACAACTACCTAATACTGTTTGTCCTCCCGTAGTTGCGGTTCCGGCAACTGGTTGTATAGTATTGATTATGATAGATCCTGAGCCATTTAGAACCTGTATACGCATTTCGGAAGGGTAAGACCCTGCGAGTGTTCGGTATACTCTAATGGTTGACCCAACAGATGCGGTAAATGTAGAATTAGTAGGACCTAATCCAACACAACTTAAATTAGATAAAACGGTTACTCCGTTAACGGAAACTGCGACTGTTCCTCCATTCCACCCATCACCAAAGGTATCTGTTCGTTTAATAGTGTGGAGACATGATTGAGAAAATAAGAAAGATGAAAATAGAACAAAAAGTCCAAGCAATATATTCTTCATAGTAAAAATAAATAAAATAAAATTATTTACTCTCTTGAAGAATCTTTTTAGGAAACCCCCATCTTCCATGGGCCGGTCGAGTTCACTAATAAATACGAATATAATTGGGATTAGTGGTTAATAAATCCTCGTATTGAGCAAACTATGATTTTAGTTTATTATTTAATCTTCCAATCTTTAATTTCGGTTTCTATTTTTCTTTTACCGTATTTTTTTTCCATAAGTTTCTGGTGTAAATCCCAATTTAATATAGATTCGTTTGTTTGTTCTTTCTCATCAGGAATAAGTGAATATATTTTAGAAAGTCTTTTAATTAATTTTGTTGCAACATAATTAAATCTTTCGCACTCATCAACAAAGAACCGTTCTTCTTTATTTCGGTATCTAGCAATGTGGTTTAAAAACTTATTTCTAACTTTCTCCAATCCTTCACTATTATTATCTTTAACCATATGCCCCATACCCATCATTCTCATAAATGCCGCGGCTCTATCATTCATATCCTCTGTCATTCTATCAAAAATATCTTTTTTAGCACTTATTAGATTAATATAAACCAAATCCATAAGTACATATATTTTTTTATCTTCAGACATATCTTCATAAGGTACTCCAGCATGTGATAATAAAGAATCAATTCTATCCATTTGTTCGTGTAGTTTTTTAACTAAATTAGTATAACTAAAATATCTAATTTCTTTTAGTTCTTTAACTACTTTATCGTTTTCAAAAAATTCTCTAAACTTTTCTTTTGTAATACCGGTTAATTTCATTCTTGTTGCAATTTCAGTTGGTCTAACAAGGTTCTCAACGTGTTGAATAAAATAACTGTGTCTCATAAATTCATTAATCACTGGAATTCCAAAGTTTAATCCTGAACTAGTGTATGCTTGGTAATCAGCATCTTTACCTATCAAATCCGTTTCTTTTTTTTGTTTATCAAACTTATGTTTAATTTCGTGAGCAATTACAGATATAAATTCAACCTTATCTTTACTAAAATAGTTATAAATGTCTTCAGAATCCCAATTATCCTCATTTGATCCAAAATTTAAAGATAATTCAATACTATTATCTAATTTATGCACCTTCATTAATATTTTTTTATCAAAATTAAATTGGCTTGCAACTCCAGCAGACATCATAACAAGAGGTCCATCATAATCATCCATTTCGTTAATTTCAACTCGTAATTCTAACTCGTGTATTTTATAATCAGATATTGTTAAATCTAAATTGTTTTCAGTAAATGTTTGTGTGGTATTGTAATCGTCCATACCTTTTAATAGATTCAAAATGATTTCATATAATTTTTCTGCTGATTCAATAATACCTTCTGGAACACCAACTGCCTCACTTAATAGATTTTTTACTATCAAGTCCATTTGTCTTTCTGTAATAATAATTTTTGTCATACATATAAATATTATGGTGTTGCGATTTAACCCACAACACCAACTAATCCATCCAAGTGATGATCTCCTGACATATCAGAACCAACTGTTCTTTTATCCATTATTTTAATGATATCAGAAATACTATATGGATCCATCCCATTACCATCAACACCAACGTCCATTCTTCTACCATTACCAAATTTTCTATTTTCCGGTAAGTGAACGTGCCCATGAAGGTGTATTACACCTTTGTTTAGTCCATTCCAACTTTGTAGTGGGTAGTGACATAACACAAAATCTTTACCTTCAATGTTCACTTCCAAATAATGTTGAACACTTAAAAACCTTTTTTGAACAAAATCATAGTTTCTGTCAATATGGTGATCGTGATTCCCTAATATTAAGTGAATGTTGTGACAAACCAACCTTTCAAGAAAGATTCCAATATTATCAAATCCACCAAATGAAACATCACCCAACATAATTAGAGTGTCTTCCTGACCCACAAAATGATTTATACCATCAATCAAACGTTCATTCATCTGTTCAATAGTTTGAAAGTCACGAGTAGAACCCACCGGTACTTCACCATCTTGTGTTCTCCAATTGGTAGTTCCTCTTACAATATTTTTGTGACCGTAGTGTGTATCACTTGTAATCCACACTTTTCCTGTTGTCAATATTTTTTTAAAACTCATAATTTTATATTAAAACGATTACGCATTTGTTCTAACTTATCTTCAGGTACTCCATGTTGGTTTACTCCCCCATGCCTGTTTTCAACTACCACTGAAAAAACAGTATACCCATATTCTTTTGCCAATTCAAAGTATACTTCAAGTTCCCACTCTTGTGTTGAGGTATTGGAAACCACAATCTTTGGGTACTCCAATATCATGTCTGTTTTAATCATTCCTTGGCACCATTGGTGAGCATCTTTGATTTTAGTAAAATCAAAATTATATTCCCCATTCTCACTAATGAAGAACATATCCGCTTCATAATGTTGCCCTCCCAAAGTTTTTGCAAATGTTGATTTTCCTGATCCCGGAATTCCTCTAACAATATATAATACTTTTTCCATATCTTACGCCTTTACCCAACCAAAATTATTTCCAGGATTAACTTTAATCATCCCTTTTTCTAACAAATCAAAAGCAATATTCCAAGCCTTGTACGCGATTACTTTATCATAACCCTTTTTATCTTTAGTGGTGTAAAAAACATAATCAAATTGCCATACAACACCCTCTCTTTCCAAGAGATCCATAAATAATTGTTCTTTCTTTGTTATTTTCATAAGACAAAGATAATGTTTTTTTTTAAATAAACAAAAAAAAGGAACCATTTCTGATTCCTTTTTAGGGTCGCACAAGGATTGTGTCGATCTTCCACCACTTTGTTTTAAAGTTAACAAAGAAACTATTTTGTCACAAGTGCCTCAATTTTACTCTTAACTTGTTCTACCATTGTTATTTCCTTTATGTTTGTAACAATAACAGAGTCTTTTAGAATTCTATTAGGTATGTTCACAAAAAATGTATCTCCATTGAAGAATGTAAGGTCTTCTCCTAATTCAACACACCCGTGTATCATTTTAAGGAACAATTTAAATTGTATTTGGTCCATGAAAGTTTCGTTGATAAGATCACCAAACTTTTCATTCATAACTCTAATATTAAAACCCGTCTTATTCATACCACAAATATACATTATTTATTTAAAAACCACAAATTTTATTATAATTAATTTTTCATTTCTAACCAAATTTCATTCAACTTGTCAATTGAGATCTCCTGACTAAGGTCTTCGTATCTGTTTGTTAGGATTTTAACAAACCGAATTCTTTCTTTAGCCAACTCAGGATTAAATCCCATTTCAATCAATGCGTCGCTAAGATGACTATTCACGGCAATATACAATTTAGTGCTTCTCATATTTTTTATTTAGACAAATATAAAAGAAAATATTAGATAAAAAAAATCCACAAAGAAATTTTACAATTTTGTGGATTTAATTTTGATAAACCATTACTAGTTTTGAAAGGGGTAATGCTTTTTGTGTTAAATAAATATATGGTACTTTAACAAAAATCAATCTTTATTAAAGATATTCATAATTATTTTCTTAAAATCTTTGTTTTTTTCATTTAATGGGTTATTTGTTTTTGTAAAATACCCACATTTGGTATGTTCAAACCCATCTCTAGCCTTTTTTAGATCCGGATTAATTTCTTGATTTGTATTATATTGATATACATACATAAGACCTTTTTTAGTTTCTCCATCTCTTTTGTACATATTAAGAATGTCAACAATATTTAAATCACCTTTTAATTTAATATTAGTTTCCTCATAAAACTCCCTTATAGCCGCCTCTTTTGGGGTTTCATTTCCTTCAACCTTACCAGATGGTATGGACCATTCATTTGGTAAAGTTTTATTCGGTGACCTTTTACAAAGTAAAACTTTATCTTTGTTTTTTACCACCACACCTGAATATCTGTTAAATTCTGCCATGTTAATATATTTATAAATATGGATATAATCATAAATAATAACAAATACACAGTTAAACCTGTTATCACACAAAAAGATATCTCAAATGGAATGATGAATAAAAAATTCAATAATTCTTTTGATGGTATGTTATTTATTATGGAAGATGGTGATCATAGTTTTTGGATGAAAAACTGTATAATCCCTTTAGATATTATATTCATAAAAAATAACGAAGTAACGGAAATACACCACAACTGTCTTCCTTGTAAAGAAGAAGAGTGTGAAAGATTTGAAGGGTATGGTGATATGATATTAGAAATACCGGCAGGACATTGTGAAGAATATAATATCGTTGAGGGTAATAAGATTACTTTTCACTATTAATCTTTGTTTGTAAAATTTCGTAAAACTTCTGTTGTATTTCTTTTGTTAGATCAACATAACTTTTTTGTCCATTCCCATCTTTTTTTCTATATAAAGAATTAATACCTGAAATATTAGTAATACATTTATGTCCACCTGAATTAGCATTTATGATGTCTCTACCATTTAACACAACTTTGTCCAATAGTGCAACTTGTTTTACACTTAAATTTCTGTAAGGTCTATCCATTATATTTTCTATAATCGGGAACAATGTCTCTTTTCTACCAAAAACTTTTAAGGAAGGACTTTTGCCATATATCGCCATAAAGTCTTTGAATGTAAATCCGACTGATTTGAATGTTGCTTTTTGTTCTGAAACAACTTTTAATGTTGATAATGGGACTATAATACTTTCTAATTCTGGATTCATCTCATCCAAAACCTCATTTTTTATTTCACCTAAATCAACACCTTTAAGTGCTCTTTCTTTTTTATATGGGTTACAGGAAGCCTGAACTAATCCCATTGGCCAAGCAATAACTAAAAAGTCAGCGTCAGGATTATTTTTAAAAGGCGTGTATCTATCGTAAGATCCTTGTGGTGTCATATAACCTCCACCGTATTGTACCAATATGTTTCCACTAACATTTACGTTAGGACTAACATTCATACTTTGAATATATTTTTGTTGGTTTTGTGTTAGTTTTTCTTCATTATCAAAACCTTCTCTTTTCATTATAGATTTTATCTTAAGTAGTATATTAAGTAAAGAAGGTTTACAATCTAAAACTAATTCCTCTAAGAATCCTGGTTTGTTTTTAAATGCCAATAGTAATTTGTTTGCAACTAATCCCATTAACATTTTATTTCTTTTAACGTCAGAATTTCTATCTATCTTAAATAGATAATTTATAACTTCATCAACAGAAATATTATATTGAGCAAAATTTGCGGAGTCTACGGTAGAAATTAATGTAATATCTTCATTAGGGAATATTTCTTTAGGTGAAACACTTTGAGATATTGTCTCTACATTAGATCTTGAACTTCTAAAAGAAGTTGCAGTTCCGTCCTCAACTCCGGCTTGAGTGTCGTGGTGATCTGTATGAATAACAAACATTGGTTTACCGTGAGCAAAATCAACTAAAACAGGCATTATATCACCTTTAGCGTCTAATTTTTTAATTGCAAACTCTTTATCTCCATATTGAATAATTTCAGCATCCACAACATTTATGTTATTTGACTCTAAATATTCTTTCATCGCAATGGCGGTTGTTACACCATCTAAATCTTGATGAAAATAAATTTTTGCTTTAGGGTATCTTTTTGATAAATTTTTGATGTCTCTAATACCCGATTCTTTAATTAGTCTTTTCATACTAAATAAATACCATATAAAATAAAAAACCCCATTTATGAAAATGGGATTTCTTTTATTTGACCTAATGTTTTAAAATATTCAACTCTTGTTTTGGCAATCTCAGTATAATTTGGTGATAACTCAATACCCAACCATCTACGCCCCAATATCTCTGCTGCTACCAAACTTGTTCCTGACCCAACAAATGGGTCTAATACTACATCGTTTTTGTAGGACAATATTTTAATCGCCTTTGTTGGGATGTCCATTGAGAAGGTCGCCTTGGTGAGTGATTTAGTATCTGCAAAGTAATTCCACTGACCAAAAACAAGTTCCATAAATTCTTTCTTATCTTGTTCTTCATATACCACTTTATTTTTTATGGTTCCATCCTCCTGAATAATTTCAGTTGGTGTTCCCTTCCACTGTGGTTCTCCTTTAACCTTTTTGATGTGTAATTTTTTATAACCCAAAATAACACATTCTTTTGGGTTATATATATAAGGACTTGACGGTGACATCCAAGATCCCCACGCAGTTGTTTTACTACGATGAGGTGATTGTTCTTCAAGGTCAACAATACCAAAGAACCCAAACCCTATCTCTTTCATTATTTGATACATCTCAGAAACAAAAAAGATTCTTCCTCCTTTCTTTTGTCTGTTAATTTCATACGGTATGTTTAACGCAATTCTACCATCATCTTTTAACACATTATAGGCTTCAGTTAACCAATTCCTTGCAAAGACCAAGTATTCTTGAAACTCCACGTCATCATCATGAGTATCATAAGCAATACCAACACCGTATGGTGGTGAGGTAACAATTAAATCAACACAACCTTCAGGTAAGGTTTTCATCACTTCAACACAATCTCCAGTTATTATTTTTCCTGTTTCTATCATTTTTTTTCCAATGTTTTAATGTGATGTTGTAAATACCAAAGTGCCTTTTTAAGATCTTCAAGTTCTTTATCTTTATTTTTCTTACCTGCTCTTGAGATATATTTTACGGTGTTTCCTAAACTAAAACCCAAATCCCAAGCATCAATGACTTTGATTGCTTCGTATGGATTTTCTTCACCACCGTAATGGTTGGGGTGATTAACTTGTTCCATTTAAATCGTTTCTTTTTCTTTTTTAAAATTTTCTGAGATTTTTTTCTGATTAATATATGAAATCAGTTTTCTTTTAAAGATAGGTAACAATGTTTCCTGTATTGGAAAAATCCCTTTACTTGTCATTTCAAAAACCGGTAACTTATTATTTTCAGAATTCCATATTGAAAAATTATTAATTATTTTTGTAAATGTCAAATCTTTAACGTCAGAATAAATTAAATTTACCTTTGTTTTACTTTCCATGGAACCTTTGGCCGCCGGTTTTATGTTATATTCCCAAACATGTATTTTATTATCTGATGTGTTGTTGAAGTAGAAGTACCCGGTGTCTGACAGGGTTTCTTTTGCTCTTCTATTTGGTTTTATGTCCACATTCTCATAAACTATTGTCCAAACAGATTTTGCTATGTTAAAATACTCTAACATTCTAGGGGCACTATAACTTAATATTTGTATAAATTCTTTTGATTCATCATCATTTAGTTCAGGTATCTCTTTTAACTTTAGATCCTTAACTAATAACTCATCGTCTACTGAGTCTAATTTCTTATTTGTGTAGATAATTTTTTTATCTTTAATAAGTGTCTGCAAATTTGCGAGATGTAATGAAAGTTCTATGAATCCAGGATAAAGTTCCATTTTATCAAGTTTATCTCCCATTTTTTGAAAGTACGACAATAATTTATATTCTTTGTGTTCTCTGTCAATTGGTTTTTCGAACATCCAATCGGTGTCCATCAAAAATTCTATTTTCTTTTTTCTTCTCATTTGACATAATAATAATCATAATTTGTTAATCAGTAAATATTAGTCTATTCTCATTACAACATAATTAGTACCATTAATGTTAACTGTATCATAACTACCATCATAACCATTTAAATCACCATAATCCCCATTTCTAACTAAATCATCTAATAACTCTCTTGTATCAATAAAATCGGCAATATCCCCACCCATATTATCTAACCATCCGGCTGGATCATAACCTATCTCATTTTCTAAGTAATTATCAACCGCCTCTTCAATACTACTTTCGTCAGGATCCCCATCAGGACTTTCTTTTATATCATCTATCTCTGAGTCTATTTCACTAATCCTATTTTCACGATCGGTTTCATGTTCTTCGGTGTCCTCATCGTCATATAATTGTCTTGGTGGAACAACTTGACCCTCCTTATATAATATTGAATTATTTCCTTCTCTTCTATATTGTAATTCATTATCCTCAGAATCATAAAAATCAAATGTTCCATCTTTTTCTTTTGATGGGTACCTGATTGGGGCTCTTACTCCTTCATTTTCGTAAACCCATTTTTCCATTTCTAGTAACCAAATTTCTTCTTCTTGAGAATTACTTAATTCTTTTTCAACCCCGTAACTATCAGGTTCATCTCTTATCCATTCTTCTACAGAATCCCTATAATATTCTTTTATTTTATCTTCATCAACATAACTTGATAGAGTTTCTTTAGAAAAATAATTATCAAGGTCATCAATTTGTTGTTCATAATAATCCTCCAATGAATCATCGGCTTCCCTATATTCACCAACCGCAAATCTCATTTTTGTTGACAATGACTCAAACTCGGCCAAATTATAATGGGAACCTGTCGGATATAGATCATATACATCATTTTTATCTTCAATTAATCTATCAATGTCTTCTTGTATACTATCTATTTCTTCTTGTATCTCATCAAATTTGTCACTGTAGTCATATTCATCAGTATCTGTACTTAAATTTTCTTGCTCTTCTTCTTTATTTTTTATTCTTATTTTAAGTTCCTTAAGTTCTATTTTTTCGTCATCATCAAGAGATTGTAAATGCCCATCATTTACCGCATATTGAAAAACCGCATTGGCTCTTGGACTTTCGTAACCAGTATTTTCTATATCCCAATCACCATCTTCTCTTTTTTCATTTTGTTCATTATATTTGGCTTGTAGTTGTCTTCTTTCAATAACCTTTTCGTAAGGGGTTTGCCAAAAAGTTTTATGTCCCGTAACCTTAACATCATCCAATGATTTAACATTTGTGTATGAAACATTCAAACCTCCTTCAACCTCAATGTCCCCAATTTTATAAATCTTTTGTTTACCATCAACATTACTAAGATTAAGGTCACCTTTAACAACAAGTTTTTTACCCCTAAATTTTGGTAAATAAGGTATTGCATGAGCCATAAAACCAACTTGTCTTAAATATTGCATATATTGTTCAGGTGAAATATAAACTTTTTCAATTTCATCTTCTTTAATTAATTTAAGAATAATACTAACAAGTTTATTTTCAGTAAGTCTTATTTTCTTTTTCATATAACAATAAATATGAAACATTTACAAATAAGACAATAGACTGATATTTATGTTTAAATAAACATTAAAAAACAATTTGTTATGGGATGTGGTTGTAAAAATAAAGGAAATCAACAAGCTTCAGCTCCTCAACAGGCAGCAAGACCTCAAAATGAACAGGTTAAAAATCAATCAGTTCAAGAGTCAGTAAAGAAGATAGTTGAAAAATATTATAATAAAAAGTAATTAATTTCCTTTGGCCAAAGAAATTAAGGTGGAGTTTTTTCCACCTTTTTTGTATTTATAATTATGGACAATTCAAACTTAAAAGAACTAATTGAACTATTCAATAATGGGTATTGGGAAAAGAGCGTAAAACCATACTTTAAAAGAGTCCGTACTTTTTTAAAGTACGTTGCAGTAAAAGGTTTATCTGAAGAAATTAGTGTTGAGGTATTAGATAGTGAAGATTATAATGAAGGTCCTGATTTTTTTGGGTTTTTAAATGAGAATGGTTATTTAAAAGGAAAAGAGTATGATGACTTTGATAATGAACTTAGAAATTACTTTTTATCTTATTGGATTTCAGTTGCTCCAAATAACGCATTTAAATATATAACGAATAATATTATAACCGATGTAGAAATTAGAGATGATGGATTTTGGTTATATTTAAGGGATCGAGATGAATTGGCCCCTCTTTTTGATGGTAGAGGTCGTGATACGACGGCTAGAAATGTTGCCGAACATGTTTTTGGTGAAGATATGTGGGAACCTTATTGGGACACAACATCTGACGTATATAGTGATGTAATTGAGGAACTTGATGAATCTAACTATAGACATTTAGAAAATTATATTTTAAAAATGATCGGTAATCAGGATTTGGTTGTTGACGATTATAGTTCTGATTTTTTTCATGATTTGGCAAAGTCTCAAAATAGAGGCGAGTTTTTTATGATAACCCAAAATGATGTTAATGAGTTACTAAAGGATTCTGAGGCAATGAACGAACTTCTTGATGGTGATCTATCCGATTTAAAAAGTGAATTATATTCTATACATAATAACGCCTATAATGGTGCATATCAAGATGAATGTTACGCACTTGTTTATGGTGGTCTTGAGGAATTTTTTTCCTCTAAGATTGAGGACGTTCAGATTAAGTCAGGAGATAAAACAAAATGGGCATCGTATATTAAGATCGGGGATTTTAAAAGGGATATTATGGAATTTATTGGCCTTGAGGGTGGTAGTGGATATAATGAATCAAATTTAGAATACTGGGGTGGTTATGTTAGTATGTTAGGACATCTAATGGATAATGATGTATATGACGAAATTGACTTTAGAGTACCTGATTATGCAGATTGGACCTATATTAGAAAAAATATAAACGATCTTTTTACAGACTATATATAATACGTTTTTTAAACTAAATCACTTAACTATTTATATATTAAAATAAAACTCATATCCATTATAAAAAAATAGATTATGAGATTATTAAACAAAAATTCAAAAAGATTTATAGTAAATTTATTTTCTGATTTTATTCTTTCAAAGATAGATAAAACAGAAAAAACTATAATACAAGTTTCTGACTGTAATAGCTTTATTGTTGTCGCAGGTAAAAGTACCAGTAAGGAGATACTTGATCTACAATCAATAAAAGGAGAGTTCTTTATTAAATTTAAATCTTATTTAGATGACGTTGGTATTGATCACATGAATATAATTGATATAATCACCTATGGTGCAACTTTAGAACCATTAGAATGTGGTTGGGTGAATGTTACTAAAGATCTGTATTATAATGTTCCTGAACCTGTGACAAACATTATAACGACTTCAGAATTTCCTTACGGACATAGTTTAAGTTGTGGTAGATCTATGGTGTATTACTCTAACTACATATTCAATCATATGTATAGTTTGCTTGGTGTAAAAGATTTAAAATTTTATTTCACAACTGATGTTGACTCTGATGAAGATTTTAAAATTGAAATTTTATCTAAATCTAAAGTTAGTCCTAATGAAATTAAATCTTTGATTTTGGATGTTTTTGATTTTAACCTAAATGAGTTCAATAATAAATTAACTAACTATAACCTTATTGAAGACATTTTATACCAAGATAACAATAAGCCATACATGGTACAGGACAGATTAGAACATGTAGTTTTATTATAAAGAAAAACCACTATTAGGTGGTTTTTTTATTTCTTAAAAAATTCTTTTATTATTTTCACCCCATCTTCAATTTCGTCAAAATCTCTTTCAGGAGCAAATAATTTAGTTTTTGGTCTTTTTGAGTTTGGGTTCTCTATTGTCATAAAAGATGGTACGTATTCATTCTTTGTTATTTCTGTAAAAATATCATACTCCTCTTTATAATCGTCAATATCCCTATCAAAGTATTTAATGTTTTCTTTATCCAACATATTTTTTAAGTCGTGACAATAAGAACAACTTTTCATGGTATATAGTACAACTATCTTATCCATATTTTATTTATTTAAGTAATTTATACTATCATTATAATAGTTTTTATTTTGGTTCGACCCATAAGCATCGCAATTAGCGGATTTTGTTGTCTTACATGAAAATAAAACAAAGGTTAACAAAACTGATAAAATTATTCTATACATATTAATTTAATAAAAGATTTTTAACTAAACTTTTTATGTTGTTTTCGGCCATAACACCAACTCGTGTATCAACAACATTTCCCTCATTGAAAATTTTTACAGTAGGGATGCTTCTAATCCCTAGAGTTGAACTAATCTCTTTATTAAGATCCACATTCATCGTATACATTTCAACTTCTGTTTCATTTTCCGTTGATACTTTTTCAAAAACTGGTTTCATCATCTTACATGGTCCGCACCATTCCGCCCAAAACTCAACAATAACTTTTTTACCTGAGTTTATTTTTTTTGTTAGTTCATCACCACTAATTTCCATTATTTTAATTTTATTAAATTTTTTATGAAGAATTTTATTTCTTCTAATCTTTCAGGGTCAAAATATATCATGGTTTGATAACCAACTTCATTTGTTTCCTTTTTTGATAAATATATGAATATGTCAGACTTATTTCTAAAAATGGTATCCGTATAAAAAAACCCATTTTCATATGTTAACATATCACAATACTCTATCTTATAATTCTTTTCAAGTAATAATTCAGGAGTTAAATTAAGAGTTCCCTGTACCCTATTTTTGGATAATAGTTTACCTTCTTTATCGTAAATTGATTTTAAGAACTCATCTTCCTTTCCAAAATAATCTTTTTTATCCATAATATAAGAATAAAAAAAGTGGTGAAAAAGTCACCACTTCTTTATTAAATCATTTCTTCGGCCAATTCCCAAAGTTTTGTGTTAATTGTGTTTTGTGCGATTATGTTATCAATTTTTCGCATCTTTGCCATATTACCTCTTTGGTTTGACACTTGTACCCCACCACGGATAAATTTCTCTTGTACGGTGTTAAAAACTCTCCAAAGGTCATCTCCTTCATCTTCTTGTCGATTAGGCGTTAGAAGACCCAAGATTTCCATATCATTTAATGTTTTTTCAGCATTAAATCTAATTTTTGCAGATTCACGTACGAAATTTATTTTTTCATCAACCGTTAGTTCTCGAGACATCATACGACCAACAGATTGTTCAATAAATGGAAGTTTTTTAGAAAAGTTGTCTGCCAACTCTTTAACGTCGTCTAATTGAAAGTGGTTATGTCTCATTGTGAATCTCTCAGCGACTGCGGTTGGTACTGTTAATCCGTTTGAACACACAAGTCTGAATAGTCCTGCACTCAATGAAAATGCCGATGAACCGTTGTGTGAGTTTTTTACGATCGCCTCAACCAAAGTGTCACCTACTTTTGGTAGTTCACTATTACGGAATCTGATCTCGTGTAGAGAATGTACTCCCTTCCCTGTTTGTTTTACTGATGCGATTTGCCAACCTTCTCTATCAAAGAATTCCAAAACCTGGTCTGTTGGTACAAATGTGTACTTTTCTGTCATCTTAGGTGAGGCTGAAGTTGCAAATACTGAAGGTGCTTGTGTTTTAATAAGTTCTGGTGTGTAGATCATGTCTTTAGATTTAAAATTATAAAACAAATGTAATGGTTTATTTTAAATAAACAAAATTAATTTAAAATAATATCACCAAATTTTGTTCTTTGTATTATCTTATCAATATAAGGTTTTTTTTCTCCCTTAATGATAGGTAATTTTAATTCCAATACCACCTCAACAATTTGTGACTTTGTTAAAATATAATCCTGACCCTTTTCAAAATTAGAAATAGCTCTTTCTTTTAATTTTACATAGAATTCATCCTTTTGTAAGTCACCTATTAAAACAAGCAAATCATTAGGATTTTTTTCAAAAAAATTAATGAGGTTACTAATATAAACCTCTATGTCTACGTTTTTCATTTTAGTCTTCGCTTTTACAACCTCTTTTCTTTTTAAGTTCCGGTGGGAAATTAACAATAAAGAAGTCTTCGGTTGGTATCATGTATTTAAATAACTCTTTAGGTAGTCTATCAACATCAATACCAGAATCTAACACTGACACAAATGTCAGACAGTATAATGTTGATAATGATTTTGGTAAAGTTTTAAGTTCCTTATTCCCGGTAACGTTTAGGAATGATAATACCCCACACTCACCAATAGATTCAGGTAAACTTTTTATTATGTTGTCAGCAACAAAGGTCTTTAAATTTTTAAATCTTGATATATTTGCTGGCACATCAAATGGTTTTACTTTATCTGATTTGTTTTCTAAGTTAATAAACTGAGTATCTTTAGGTAACATTTCGAATAAAGTTTCTAACCCAAACATCATAGCAAATTTGGCAACAGAATCATTAGGGAAAGAAATAGGTAAATATGACAGGTCAAGATTTTTCTTAGCCAATTGTTTTGCATATGAATTAATAAGTGCCTCATGGTAAGGAGCCATCTCATCACTCATAATTAAGGAAACATCCGCTTCACTTAATTTGTCAATATCTGTTAACAACAACGATTTTCTTTTCTTTGAAAGGTAATAATCCTTACTTTCTTTGTCACTTACTTTAAGCATTTCACCATTAATCTTACCATCCATACCAATGTATTTGTGTCTTAAGTATGGCGTAAAGTTTGCCCATATTTGATCACCATTACCAACAGTTGTTAAGTCAGGTGTTCTTAATTCTAACCATAATTCAACATTCTCTTCTGATCCTAATTCCTTTATCGCATCGTCTGTTGTTAAATTTTTTCTTTCAAAAGTCATCATCATACTTTGTTGTTCACTTGAGTATGGATTAGGTTTGAAGTATTTTTCTTTTCCGTTTAGGTTTGGTATTTTTTGTACAATCTCACTAAAAGGCATAATCGTAGATCCTGCGAATCTACCTGAGTTAGTTCCATCCGCTAATCTAAATTGTGTGTTATTTCTCCAATCGTTATCAACTAAGATTACCACCGCATAATTAACATCACTTTCTTTTAAATTTTTATTAATTACATAGTATAAAGTTAAATTCTGTCTTAATCTATAATTGTAATAATAGTTTGAGGATCCCTCCCAAGATGTACACCATCTTCTATCAGGAGCGAATTTTTTTCTAATATTAATACACTTATGTTTTTGATCAGGTGCAAATATTAATATAGTGTCATCCTCATATGTGACATCAACATCATTAACATCAACTTCAGGCATTTTATATTCATCCTGCATAGGTAAAACGTCAACAACATGTTCAAACTCAATAAAAGTCATCATACCCGCCGGTTTAGTATTAATAGGGACCAAAGGATAGTTTGCAATATATCTATCAACCCTATTAACGACTTGTTCTATATTTTCTTGGGGATTTTCTTTAACCAACTTTTCAGTTAACTTTTCTTTCATAAAATTTTCAAAGTCTCTTCTTATTAAAGCAGAAAGTTCTATGGATGTCATAGTTAAAATGTCTTTTCTGAACTTCTTAGAATCCAAAGCTTTCATTTCAAAAAATTTCTTAATGTTTAACTTTGTTAATCTTTTATCTGCTCCGGCATTTTTTTCCATGAAAGTCTTATAAATGTCATCAAAAGATTTTTTAGACTTTTGACTCTCAGACTTGGAGTTTACAACATCTTTTAGTTTTTGATAGTCATAAGTAAAGATATCTCTCTCATTACCCTGTAAAGTACCTTTAAATCTTTCAAAATCAGATATTGTTTGTTTAATAACCTCAATCGAATCTTCTGTTTGGCCAGAAAATTTTCCAACAAGTTTTTTAACGGTAGATTCTGGATATTCAAGTAATAACCTATTTTTTTTATTCGTATTTTCTTTAACTATATTTGATAATAATTTAACAAGTTCCATGATATTTTTTTATTAATAAATATTAGAATTATGAAAAAAAATCTTAATAGTTCATTATTAATATCTCTTCTCCCATATTTTGTTTTTTACCTTTTTTTGCTGCCGCGGCCTTTGCAAACTCCTTTGATTCCCATCTGTATTCATTTTTAGGGAACCATTCGGATAATAAAGGGAAATCATAATACGATAAAGAAAACTTACCTTCAATGTTTTTCAACGTGTTTGCCAATCTTTCATGGTCTTGTCTATCAAAATCATGGTTAGAATAATAGTTTTCTGTTTTCCAATATGGTGGATCCAAATAAATGTATGTGGATGGTGAGTCATATTTTTTAATTACATCCGCAAAGTCCATATTTTCCACTTTTGTGATCTTAATAAAATGATCAATCCAATCAGGCTTTGATAGTTTATCTCTAAACGTCAAATACTTTGACTTGTACTTACCTTTAAGATCAATAAAAGAACTTGTTTCAGGTTTTGATCCACTAAATACTTGAGTTAAAACGTAAACATATTTTGCTGCAACTTCATAATCGCCAGGTTTTACGCTGAAACCTTCATTAAATATTTCAGCTTGGAACCTGGTAAATTGTTCTTTATATAATGGTGGAGTTGTCACCTCACCAAATTTTTGACAATCAATTGAGTTTATTGCCTTCAATAACTCCGTTGGGTTTTGGATACACTTAAATAAGTTGTAGTTTAATGGGTTAAAGTCGTTGTAAACAACTTTCTTTAGGTTGGGGAACTCTTTTAAGTCCATATTATAAAAACACCAAAACATTCCTCCAAACGTCTCAACATACGTTTCCATATTCTTATCATAGAAAGGGACGATCCACTTTCCTATTTTACTTTTTCCTCCGATATAACTTAACATATTCAAAAAATAATAAACTTATAGTAATTAATCAACAAGAAAAAAATATAAAAAAACTTTGGTGGATAAATATAAAACAACTATATTTGTATTGTGGATGTGGTTAACCACTAAACAAAATGGATGATTTGGTACACCATTTAAAAAACGCAAGTCGTGATGTCATCTTACGGTTATTAGAGACAGGTCAAAATACCTTCCTAACAGGAAAAATATAAAGAGGGGACTTTTGGTCCCCTTTTTTTATTTCATTATATTTATTAATAATGAAAACATTAAATGTTCTTAAAAATTTAATTTTAGAAAATAGAGGTAAGTACCATAGGTTATTTACTTCTCCTGAAGGAGTTAAATTTATTTCAACAACTCATCAAACAGAAGATAGAAAGAGTAATTTAAGTTATGATGAAATAAAAGACATAATTCTAACTGCGATTAGTTCCAATATTAATATACATACACGAGTTGGTGTCCCTAACCTTATGATTTCAAAATTAATAAGAGACAAATATAGAAAAATACTTAATGAATTTTCATTAAACCCGGAAGAGAAAAAAATAAAATTTGTACACAAAAGAAATAATAATGAAGATGAGGAGGTTTTTGACTACATTGAATTTATCCTTGCTCGTGGCGAAGATAATACTTTTTTAGTGGTGTCAAGTACTTTTTCCGATAATGGTAATTATTTAAAACTTTACGGTAGAGATGTTGTCCAAGCAAGAAAAGTTATAATAGAAAAGTATTTTCATTTAAGAACCGTGTTATTATAATTAATTTATGGAAAAGAAAGAAGCAACTAAAGTCACAGGATGTCGTAAATGTAATAAAGGACAAGAAAATTTACAAATGTTTTTAGTAATCTCAGGTGGATTATTATTTTCTTTGGCAATTTACGGAGCCGTTAGATTGGTTCAAGACATCGTATCTTGGTTTTAATCCCTATCATATTTCAAATATGGTCTTATTAGCAGATCTCCTATAACAGTCTGTAATCTAAATCCTTTACTCTTAATTCTCAATGGTTTAGATGTATCCATATGTTTTGGGAAATTGACCGATATGTCCCCATCAGGGTGTGGAACTATAAAATTATCCTTGTTAATCTCTTCTAAATTAAAAAACTTATTATAAATTAAATGTTCCCCAAATTTTTCAAATCCACTCTCATTTGTTAAACTAATTTTTAATAATAAATCCCCGTATATTCCATTACCATAATCGCCCATATCATTTAGTCTCAACATTTGTCCATCATCAATACCATGTGGTACTTTAACTTCAACTGACTTTACCTCATCTTTTGTACCAGATCCATGACAAGCATAACAAGCATTCGTTATAATTGTTCCAAATCCTCGACAAGAGTCACATGGAGATTGTACCATTTGTACGAACATTCCACTCCCCATTTGTTTCCAAGTAATCCCTTCTCCTTTACATGTTTCACAAACTTTTTTATCACCACCAGTACCATTACAAGGATCACACTTTTCTTTTCTTTTATAATTTAACGAAACTTTTTCATTAGTGAAACTTTTTAAAACATCCACACTTAAGTTGATTACTCTTGATGGTTTTCTTTGTTGTCTAAATTGATTATTAAACATCTCATACATATCCGAAAATTGGTCGAACTTTGAATTGCCGAATGGGTTCTTTCTTTGGATGTCATATTCTCTACGTTTATTGTCATCCCCAATCACATCATAAGCACCAGATATTTTCTTAAACAATTCTTCATCCCCGCCTTTATCTGGGTGGTTTTCCTTTGCTAAACTTCTATAAGCCTTCTTAATTTCGTCTTGTGTTGCCGTCTCCTCAACGCCTAATATGTTATAATAATTTTCAGAGTTCATTTATTAATTTTTTGTTGTATTATTTGTAATATAGGATAAAAAATATGAAATATCTAATAGTCTTATTTAAAAATAAGAAAAGAAAAAAGATTTTAAATAAATTTAAAACATTAGAGAGGGCAAACAAATATTTTAACGATACCCTTAAAACAAGTAACAATGTTTTATTTTCAAAATCATTCGAGAATGGTAAACCTTGTAAGTATGAGATTGGTTTTTTAGAATCAGGTTCAACAGACTTTAATTTATATTTTGTTAAAGACGAACTAGGAAGACAAATAAAAGTGGATATTGATGATCCTGATTACCGTCTTACTAAGATTGTTGATTATAATATTGAAGAGTTACTATATGATGTTGATGAAAAGAATAAAATATCTTTCGGTGGTTTTATTAAAAAGTATCTAACAAGGTCAGGAATAAAACTAATATCTAAACTTAATAATAAAGTTGCAATACAAAATGATGATAAGGTAAATTTGGTTTCTTTAAAATCTATTGATGAATGCTCAAGATTTATAGATGTTCTTGAGGATTATTTAATAAAAAATGGTAGGTTGGATTGTATCTTGGTTAAGGATACCTCTAAACAACAAAAAAAATACCTTTATACTATTTTAGAGTCTAAAGGTATTGATAAATCATTTCTTTATAGAAGGTTTACTACGTTTACTAGGGAATAGTCTTTCCCAAAAACTTATTTTTTTCTTTTCAATAACTTCTTCTTCAATAACTTCTTCCTCGTAAATTTTATTATTGATAAAAACAATTTCTGTCCCTGAAATTTCAACTTTAAATCTTAATCTATTACTATCAACTTTTCTAAAATTTTTTTGTACTTCTTTAAAATCTTCATTGTCTAATTCATACACCAAAATTGTTTTTCCTGAAGGAAAAATATTATTAGCGGCATCAGTAACAATAACTAATTTTTCTAAGATATCATTAATATTTTTTTCAGTTTCTCCCATAAAGTAAGTTTCTTAGGTTTTTTTGGTAATATATCCTCTTTTTTTAATTCTTTGATCTTATTGATAAAGTTATTTTTTTCAAAATTTAAATCTTTAGAGTCTCTTTCTATTTCATTTTTTAGCCAATCAATCTCAGCTTCCAATTTGCTTTTCTTCTTCATCATCTTCTAACTCAATTTTAGGTGATTTTATTTCAAATTTCAATCCTTGTAGGTCATTTAATTTTTGTTTTTCAAAAATATGTTTTAGTTCGTCTATCTTTTGTTGAAATAATTTATCTTTGTCTTCTCTCTCCTTATTGTAAGCAATTATATTTTTTATATTAGTGATCTGATTATCAATTAATTGTTCATTAAATTCACTAACAAAAGAAAACAACCTTACGTTAGGGGTTTGGGTTTTACTTTCTAGTACGCTTTTTTCATCGACAAATTTTTTAGGTAATTTCCAAGTGTCTGGAAATTCTATGTCAAATGATAGATAATTTTTTAATTTTCTTACCGATTGTAAGTACGGAAATAAGATATTAAATTCTTGGAACATGCTCATTCGTTTGTTTGTATTAAAAATGTTATTATATAAGTTAAAGATAAACCATACAAAAATATTTCCCTACCACTTAAATCAATTGGTTTAGGATTACTATGTAGTAGGGAAATAACAAATTTTAGAAAAATTCTAAATATTGATAATATTGAAAATATAAATACAAAAAGATATAATGTATTAATGTTTGTCATATTATACTTTTTTACTTTCTAAAATTTCACCTCTTAGTTGTTGCATTAAAGCCTTTAACTCCTGAGCCGATTTTCTTGCTCTTGTTCCCGCACTTTTATTACCCTCAAAAAATTTTGTGGTATCTACGCTAAGTTGTTCTGTTAAAACTTTGATTTTTTCAAGTGTTTCCATTTTTTATTATTATATGTTTATTTAATATTAAAAATATCAATTTTAAGATCTTAGTAAATATTAAACAGTTAAATTGTTATCTAATGATTTGTATATATTTAACATTATGTCAAGATCTGATTGTGTGAAAGTTTTTTCTATGTTGAATATGTCATCAAAAAACTCCCCTATTGATTCTTTAATTTTTTTATCGTTTTGATTATAAAAGATCTCTATAAAAAATAATACAAAGTATTCGTAGTGTTTTCCCTCGTTGGTAAAAAATATACCTTCTTTACCAAAATTATCTATTGTTTTATTCCAACACCATTTAAAATGATTGACTATATCTTCTTCCGACATTTTTATTTTGGTTTCAGAATTATCTTCCTCCCCTAAAAATGTTTTTTTAATTAAATCATATAATGAATATGAAAAATCATAATACAATTCTAATTTTTCCGGTAAGATATTGTTAATTTTAAACCAAGTATCAATATCTTCTTTATTGATAGGTTTAGAGATATAGTTAAAAAAATTATCCATAGAGTTCATCTATGGATAATTATAGGTTATTATATTTTTATGTAAATTATTGTGTTTTTCTACCGTATGAAATTAAATTTCCTATTCTTTCTAAATCCTCGTTAATTTTTTTAGACTTTTTACTACTTCTTTTTTCCCCACTTTCAACTTTATTTAAAAGATCAGAAGCATCATCACTTCCTGGTCTATCTTTAACAATAGGTTGTGGAGATTTATTATAAGCCTTTTTCTTAATTTGACCTAACAAATTCTTTTCTCTAATTTCATTTCTTCTTTTGTTTGTTGGTGTTTCTACCGCATTTGCCCATTTAGGGTTGTTTCCTGTTCTTGACGATCCAAGAACATTATCTTCAACCCACTCTTTATTAGGTGCGAATTCATCGTATTCAATATTTTCTAATGCTGCTGCAGTAAAGTTTTCAACGTATTCTGCAACACTATCTGAAGGAACATACGCCATCTTATCCATTTCTTCTATCTCTCCATTACCCATTGGGAAATGTTTAGGTTCCATAGTAAATGACTCTTTAGATCCATCTTTCATGTAATCTTTCATTTTTTTAGAAACTTCTTTGTAGTAATCTTGATTTTCTTTTCCTGATTTATCAAAAGATCTTTCATACTCAGAATATCCTCTAGTTTTTTTAGATGGTTTTAATTTCTCTTCGGCCAAAGTCTCAATTAAATTAACAACTTGTTCTTCACTTAATCTTACGGTTCTACCTAACTTATCGTTGAATATTTCGTACTCATACATTTTTGTTCTGAAGGTTTTTTCTCCGTCATTCCAAAAATCAGATGTTTTTTTCGCATTATCAAACATGTCTTCTTCAAGTTTTGGTTCGTACTGGAAGTCGATACCTTGAGAAAAACCTTCTCCTCCACACCATTCACATTCAGTGTCATTAAATTCGTCGTATCCTGTTCCATTACAATGTGAACACTCCTCTTCATGATCACCATAATAAGGGTTAAACATACTTAAATCTTTATAATCATCACCTTTAAATTCTAAAAGATCAGACTCTTTCATTCCACATTCAGAACATTCTCCCTCCATTTTCAATCCACCACACTCACAAACATCACTTTCATTAACCTCAAATTCGTAGATTGTTTCTTCTTCCATTGGCCATTTACCTCCACATTCCATACATTCTCCACGACCTTCTTTTGTTTCTTTTTTGTTTCTTAACATTTTGAAGTCCTCTCTATCGATTCTACCATTTTTGTTTTTGTCTATATTTCTTTGTTTACCATATAGTTTTTCGCTAAGGTCTTTTTCCATACTTTCTTTTGTTTCTTTTTTGTTTCTTAACATTTTAAAATCTTCACTATCAATTCTACCGTTTTTGTTTTTGTCTATATTTCTTTGTTTACCATATAGTCTTTCATTAAGATCTTCTTCCACATAATCAAAAGAATTTCCGGCTTTATTGAATTTCATTGTATCGTATTTTTCGGATATTTTTCCTCTATAGTTTTTCATTTCTTTTTTTATTATAAATATATGATTATCCAAGTTTATTCATTTCACTTAAGATAATATCTTTAATAATATCCTCATGAATTTCATACTTATCACTTATTCTTTTTATTACATTTTCTACCGATTGATTCTCAAAAATGTTAAGAGCTTTGATATCACCTTGGTTACAATATGGGAAACGTTTACATTTTTTTTTAACCTGAACAAATTTTCCTCCAGGTAATTGTGTTTTGGCTCTACCTCTCCAATTTTTCTTACTCATAGATTTAGCCCAAGCTCCTGTTGTTTCATATGATCCGGAAGATGAAGATGAGGTTGCCTCAGTTGCCTCAATTTTTTTCGGTTCTTCACCTGAAAATAAAGGTTCAAAGGATCCTGATCCTCCTGTTGCGGTCGCCTCTTTGGTTTCTGAATTATTTTTTTTAGTAGTAACTACCATTTCTAAAAAATCCTTTAATTCTTCAGGATCTTTTAAATATTTTTTCATTTCCTGTTTTATCTTGTTTTTTGATAACTTTTTGTTTTTAATAAGTTTGTACATTTCAATTATATCCTTCTTATCTTTTAAAAAATCCATATAATGATTTTTTGTATTTTCTCCGTTATCTTCTTCTGTTTGTATTGTTGATAATAAATCGTTTTTTGATTGGATGGCAGAGGTAGGATCTAATTGACCTCCACCCTCATAACCTCTAGCATTTGCAATTACTTCGGAAAAACTTTTTTGTATTGCCCCTTTCCAATCTTCCATTTTTATTTAAAAATTAAAATATATGTTAATGCTCCAACTATTGATCCTGAAACTATTTCAATAATTGTGTTTTTTGTTTTTATTTTTTTAATATCTTTTCTTAACTCTTTGTTTTCAGTATCTAATAGTGTTACCTTTTCTTCGGTATCTTTTATTATTATTTCACTATTTTTATCTTTTTGTTCCAAAAATTTAACAACACCCTCTTCTTTAATTACTTTGGTTTCTAATTCTTTTATTTCTTTTTGATCTAAAATAGATTGTTTTTTTAATTTATCTAAGTCATTAAGATCTAATAGTATTTGTTTCCCCACATTAACAGGAAAACATATTGTAGTGGTATCTTCTTTTTGTGGTTTAGTTTGACTAAAACCTATAAAAGACACCATAAAAAATGTTAATAAAATAATTTTTTTCATAATTAATATTTGTATCTTTGTTTGAACGAACTGTCAATTTCTTTTTTGTCCATTCCTTTTATTTGATCTTTCTTTTGTTCGTAATAATTATTTACGGTTGTTTTTTCACTTTTTATTTTTAATATATTTTCATCAATCTTTTCAATATCTTTTTTATATGATGTGATAGAATCATTTAATTGTAGTTGTAAGTTTTTAACTTTACTAATGTTTTGATCTAATTGATCTAACTTATAATTTAATAATTCAGACCTATCTTCAATTGGTTTAAATATCTTAATTAGAATTATTGTTAATAATAATGTTAATACTACTAATAAGATTTCTTTATAATATTTAACTAAAAAATTTTTCATTTTTCTTTTGGTGTTTTTTTTCTGTTAGCGATAACTTTTGACCATTTTGCCTTAAACTTTTCGTAATAAGTTCTTAACTTAGTGGTAAATTCAACAAATTCATCATTAATGTTTATCATGTCTCCGTTTATGTAAACCCCATTTGTTTCACCAATAGAGAAGAAAAATTCAATATCTAAGTCTTGTATTTTACCTGACCATTCTACGTTATTTGGGTATAAATTAAGAGTATTAAAATCAACTAATTCAGATACTTCACCAACAAACTCGTCCATTGATTCCTGAAATGCGTTTTTATCGTCTGTTGTTAATTGTAATTCTTTTTTATCTTTACCATTTATTGTCATAAGTCCTCCTGAAATCCTATAGGTTGTTTTCTTTTCAAACTTTCTATCTTCAGGAGTTTCTTCATTATCTTCGTCGTTGGGTTCTGCGGTTTCATATTCATCATCAGATTCCTTAATTATACCGTAATACTTATTAAGTATGTCTGTTGATTCCTTCACCATATCTTTGTTAAGAAGATTTCTTGATGCTGACAATAATTTTTTTATTTCTTCCTGTCTATTCATTTTCTAATAATTTACTAAATAATTCAAAATTAAAGGCCGGACTTAAGTCTGTAATCTCACTTAAATAATTACTTTTTGTGACAATACCTTCAAAATTTTCAATACCATTTATTTTTGTGTTGTTTCCCAAAATTTTGACCTCAATATTGTTATCACCACATAATTTTAAACATAAGTCTGAAGTAGATTTCATCTGATCTTCAGTATATGGTTGCCAATAATAATAATCTCTCCATCTTCTTTGGAAAACTTCACTATTATAAATATTGCCAATCCAGTTAATGTAACCAGTTTTTAATGGTTGTTTTTCTAACCAACCTAAATTTTCTAAACAAACAAAAATTGCGTTTTTATTTAAATCATTTTTATTAAAAAATTTTGAGTATTCTTGATCCTCCAATAACTTAACTATTTTACCTTCCCGATCAATAAAATAGTTAGGTATTTTATTGTATGACTCGTTGTGCCTGTATTTTAGGGATGTAATATATTCTTCAGAATATCTGGAGGAATGTATTAATATGATTTGTTTTTTTAAATCTGATACATTTTTAGATTTAAAGTTTCCATATTTTATTATGTCCACCATTATTTTTTATAAATCAATCTTTTCTTATTGTTTTCTTCAACATAGTCGGTTTCCCCCAAATCTTCAATTTCATATGGGGTAAATACCAATGCGGTAGGTTCATCAATCTTTTCTTCTTCTGTTTGTTCAAGAGGTAATAAACCTTTTTTTCTTAATTTTTTAACCCTTTCCCAAACCTTTTTTACTTCGTCGGTACTTAGTCGGTACTTAGTCGGTACTTCGTCGGTAACTTGAGGGGTATGATGAGTTAAATAACTTTCAGGAATCTCAACCTCATCATGTATGGTAACTTGGGGGGTAACTTGGGGGGTAACTTGGGGGGTAAGTTCGTCTTTTCTTTTTCCTTTAAACGCTTGGTTTGTTGCAATAACTAACGTGATTGCCAATGGATCAAACACAAATATCAGAATTAAAATAAAAAGATTTGCCGTTCTTTTAATATCCCAATCAAGTAGTTCGCTAACATACTTTAGAGCTCCCAATTCACTTCCTGAAATTTCTTTTGATTCCATGTTTAAAATATCAATATCAAGTTGTGTGATACTATCATTCATATTATCAATTCTTTTTGCTATAGTGTCCCTTCTAACTTGTGCTTGCGATAATTGAGATTCAAATAATTTTCTATTACCGTCGTTGGCTCTTGTAATTACCTGTCCTGTTCTTCTATCTATAGATTGTGTTGTTGTGTTATTAGATACCCCATCTCTTAACTTAGTAATGTCTCCATCTAAAGTGTTTTTTTCTTTGGTTAACTCAACTTTAACTTCATCAAATCGTTTCTTTTTGACTTCAATATTTTTAACTTGTTTTTCATTTATTTCAAGTTTTGCGATATTACTCTGAAAACCGGTACTTAACAGTCCGTATATCCCTAAAGAGGTAATTATAGATAGTACTATAAGAGCAATTGATAGGTAAATCTTAAGAATACCATAGGTTTCTTTCCATTTATCGTGTAAGTATGTTGCAATTGCAATCTTGGATATTTCAAGAAATGATCCCATAATGATAACGGGTAATGCTACACCAACAAATACTATTGATAAACCAACTACTGAATAATATGCCGCAGTTCCAGATAAACCCAACGCACAAAATAACATAAACCAAGGTAAAAATTTTTCTTTCATATTAATAAACTATACTTAATAAATATAAAAGATAAAGAAAAACCCCCATTTTAGGTGGGGGTTTATATATGATAGGGTTGTTATTTTAAATTAACGATCTTCAATTGTAAAACCAGAAGAATCAACTTCAGGACCATTGTTAATTAACATTTCAACTTTGATCTCACCATCAACAAATCTTGACACAGAACAGAATTCAATTTCAACATCCTCATTAAGATTTAATTTAAATTCATTATATTGTTCCTCAGTTTCAAAAGAACCACACTGAGTTGCTGGTGATTGATAAACTTTTAACCGGTAAGAACCGTATGGATTTTTTAATTCATTAGTTTCCCATATTAGATTATCAAAAGTGTAATTTTCAGTACCATCCTCGGTAAGAAATTTACCATCCTCACCTCTTTTATAAAATCCAGATCTATGATATCCACAATTGTTACAATTTAAATATTCTTCTCCTGTTTTGTAATAGAAATCACTAAAGGCTTCTTGTTTACAATTTGGACATTCAATAAAGTCAATTACACTTCCCATTTTAATTTATATATTTTTTATTAATTTTTATTTTTCCATTCTTTCCAAGTATCAAAGTCCTTGAGTTTCTCCATCTCTTCTTCCATCCATTTAGCTCCTGATATAAACATATCTTTCCAATAACCTGCATCTGATGGTCGATGATAAGGGTATTTCCTATCTAATACTTTAGTAGCTGCTTCTTCAACTGTTTCTTTTTCCATATCACTTATTTTTATTTTGTTTCAACTACGTATTTTCTTCCTTCTTTTTCTAATTTCCCGACAAAATCATTTTCGTGATTAATACCACCATAAAAACCACTTCCGTCCGACCAAACACCTTTTTTATTATTTTTATAAACCATTTCACCATCGAATGTAATATATTCAGGTTGGTCATTTTTAGTCAAAGCGTAAGCTCTTGTCATTTCTCTCTTCTCAGATGGTGAGTAATTACCTGACCAATCTTGACGACACATAAATGTTGCTTGTCCAACAACAACCTTCTCTCCGTTGAAGGTTGCGTTCTTATCAAATTTTTTCTTGTAGGTATAAATGTAGGTTCCCATAATTTTAATTTTGTTTAAATGATTTGTCTGCCCAAGTTTTTGCTCCCATTCTACCCCACAATTCCATGTCACACATATCAGGGAATGACTCTCTCATAGTTCCTACGGTTAACACGTCCAAGAACCCTTTGTCGATTGAGTACCATTTACCTCCTTTGACAGTGTAAACGTTCATCCAGTATCCGTACTCATTTTTTGCTTGGATATTAACCAATGAGTTTTTTTGGTATCCACGGATTACTGATTCTGCGGTTCCTTTAGTGTCGTGGATATTGATAAACCCTGCCTGACATTTATTTGCGATACGGAATTCGTATTCTTTGTTCACATCTTTAAGGTGGTTAGATACCCCAACGGTAATTCTTTTACCTTTGATGTTTGTGTTAAAAGATCCGTAGAATACATCTCCGGACATTATCCCTTCAGTTACTTTGATGATGTCAGTTGTCATAATATTTCGTTTTAGATACATTACAAAGGTAATGATTTTTTTTAAACCACCAAACAAAAAGTATGAAAAATTATTTAAATATATTCAAATAATACAGAACCACCATTTCTAAGTCTTCGTAACGCTTTTTCTTTAATCTGTCTAACTCTTTCTTTTGTTAGGCCAAAATCAGTCCCAATGTCCTCAAGGGTTCTTGGTGTTCCTGTTAACCCAAAATAATCTCCAACAATTATTTTTTCACGATCGTCTAAAACATTTAACAAAGACATTAATTTATCTTTTAATAAATCTTTAGTATTAAATGCTGAATCAGGTTGTTCGGCATCTGGGTTTGAGATCATGTCAATTAAAGTATCTCCTTCATCATTAATTTTCATATCTAAATCAATTATTGATGGTAAAGATGAGAACTTATCTTCAAGTTTTTTACCTGTTTGTTCTAACTCTTTCTTTGCTCTTTGTAGATCCTGAACAACATTAACTGGTAGTCTTATTGTTCTTGCGTTATCATTTAATGATTGGATTATAGATTGTTTAACCCACCACACTGCGTATGAGATAAATCTTAAGTCCTTATTCCAATCAAAGTGTTTAATTGCCTTCATAAGACCTAAATTACCTTCAGCGATTAAATCTGAAAGATCCAATCCTTGGTTTTGGTATTGTTTTGCGACTGTTATCACAAAACGTAAGTTACCTCTAAGTAATTCTTCCTCAATTTGTTTTCTTTGGTCCACACTTATTTCATCTGACTTCATAAGTTTTGCCATTTCCTTTTCTCTATCGGGAGTCATAACTTTTATTTTCCTAATGTCTTTAAGGTAGTGTTGAATTTCTTCTTGGTTTATTGGTGCCCCAACATTTTTGTCTTTCATATTATACGTTTTTAGAATATTCGTCAAGTTTATTTTTTTCTGATTTAGTTAAAGAGTTAATACCATTATCTGTTATTTTATCTAATATCTCATCAACTGTAAGGATACAAATATCTTCATTTTTTTCCTTATAATCAACAGATGATAGATAATTTTTTATAAACTCCTCTTCGTTGAGTTCAATTTTAGGTAATTCAAAGATACCTTTATTACTTTTTCTTTTTTTCTTATTTGGATAAAGATCCATTAGGTGGTCTAAATTTTGTTTCTCAATATTACTTGCAAAATTCCTTCCTTTTGGGATTAAGAAGTACGTAAAGTCATCAAAGTCTTTACTAACTAATTCCAAATAGATATTCAATTCAGGAAATGACATTTCTGTTTCAAAATGGTAAACCGCGTTTGTATCACCAAAAACAAATTTAATTTCGTCTGATTTAACAATTGGACTTAATTCTTGAGCAATTCCTCCAACAAATTCGGTTTTGTTTTTTTTATCGTCACAACGGTAGATAAATAAGATATATTTCATTTTTATAATTTTCGTAAGAATTAAAACAACTATACTGTTATTGTTGTACAAATATAGTTGTTTTTTTTTGATTTACAGAATTTTTAATGAATAAATATTTTTTAATTATTTTGATAGTCTTGAGACATTATTTTGTTTGGATATCTTAACCGTTGAGTCTGCCCATTGATTAACCAAAGGATTGTGCGAAATAAGGAATATCTTATCAAAATATGTCTTAATTTTGATGAAAAATTCGGAAACCATTTCTAAATTATCGTTAGATATTTTACCAAATACCTCATCAAAGACAACAACATTTGGTTTTGGTAACGAACAAACCTTACTTAATACCGATCTTAACGCTAACGAAGCAATTGTTTTTTCGTAACCTGAACCTGAAACCATCAATTTTTCAATACCAGTTCCATTATCAACCATAATAAATTCAACCTCACTTTTATCATTAATTCTCACCTCCAATTTAAAATATGAACTATCTTCCATTAATCTTTGTAATTCAGAATTAATTAGTGGCATCATAGTTTTCATTATTGATTTTGATACCCCATTTTTTCCGTAAGATTCAAGATACATTTTATAAATTTTATCTTTTTCGTCCTCTTCTTTTATTTTAACGATTAATTTTTTATTATGTTCTATTTTTTCTTCATTTGTTTTTATATTGTATTCACAGTTAGATATTTCAGTGTTCTTATTCTTTTTTAATCTATCTAATTCCTCTAAACGAAGATCTGCCTTTATTAATTGACCGTCTATTTGGGTATTTAATTTGATCTTGTCTTGTACTTCGGACCATCTTTTTAATTTATCATTTAAACCATTAATCTTAAGGTCACAACTTTCCACACTTAAATCATATTTTTCTTTGATTAATTTGTTTTTTTCATACTCATCAAATTCTTTTTTAAGTCTAACAAATGTTTGTTCTGTGCCGGTTAAAACCTGCATTATGGTATAAATTTGGTCTTTTTGCATGATATAACCATCAAGTTCGGCAATTTTAGATTGTGTGATTGAGGCCATCATTAAGTCAATTCCACAGTGTTCACATTTGATTCCACCGTCAACAGAACTCTTTAATTCTTCAATTGATTTAATCTTACTTTCAACCTCAACCATTTGTTTAAATGATTTGTTGTATTCATCTTTAACTTTATCGTGATCATCCTCATAATAAAACGAAGATGGTTCAATAACTTTAAGTTCGGTTAACTTAACTAAGAATTCTTCTTTTTCTTTTTTTAACTTAACAACCTCGTCTTGAGTTTTATCAGGGTTCATCAGAGCAATTTCTTTATCAATGTCGTTATGTTTTTTCTTTAACATATCGTCACGATATTCTTTACCTTTGGATATCTTATCTTCGATGTCCTCTAGTTCTTTTTTGTTTTCCTCAATCTGATCATTGTATTCAACAATTTTAGTCGCATAAGTTTCTATATCCGTTTTTAATTGTTCAGAACTATACAAATTTGATAGTTTTGATTTTCCAAACGAACTATATATTTCTTTCGCGACCTCCTCTTTCCTTTTTAAAAACTCAAGACCCATAAATCTTGATAGGACTTGCCCTCTTGCAGTTGGTTTTGACTCCAACAACTCTTCAAGATTTGTCGAAGTTGTAAGTATTGTCATTAAAAAATCTTCTTTTGTTCCAATAGAATTTTTAATGAAAGCTTCGGTTTCTCTTCTTTGTTCACCAGTAAAATTTTGTAAACTACCGTCGGAAAGTTTTTTAAAGAAATCTAATTCTGTTTTTACATTCCAATCACCTTTTTTTGATTTCTTTCTTTCAATTTTTCTTAAGATTATATAATCTTCACCATCAATTGTGATTTCACCTTTAACAACTACCGAGTCTTTATCGGTAAATCGATTAAAGATTTCTTCGGCCTTGGTTGTTTTTGTTGTCTCATTAAAGAATAAGAACATTAATAAGTCCACAGACAAAACTGTTTTCCCTCCAAAATTTGGTGGGTCGGACTCAACAACAATTAATCCATTTAAAGTATCAAAATTTAATTTTTGATTTTCACCATAGGATAGAAAATTTGAGAACTCAATATTTCTAATGTACCATTTTTTAAATTGGGTTACATCAACGTCACCTTCTTCCATTTTATGTTCTACAGTTCTGTTTAGATCTAATATTTGGTCTAAGTTTTTATCATAACCTTTAGATTGTAAAAAATTTTTCAAAAGATCTATTTGATAATTACTATCAGTGATATTAACAGACACATCAACTGTTTGCATTGTTTCTTGATCTACGTTTTTAACTTTTGTTAATACGTTGACGTTTGTTGTATTATATTTTTTTTGAAAATAGTATTTAACACTTTTAATTTTATCTTGAGTAAAATTTTCTTGTAAGTCCTCCCAAACAACTTGTATTGTTGGGTTTTCAAACTTAGTAAAGTCTAAATCTTTTATCATAATTTTGTAGTTGTATATTTTTGGTGGATTAAAGAGATCCATTTATTATTTGTCTTCTTCCTTATTTTCTTCATTAATTTCAGGAGTATCTTGATCAACAACATTAAAAGTTAATGGTTGTCCCGATAAACTAACGTCAACCCCATTATTTTCTTGTAATCTTTCTATTTGTTGTTTCATTAAGATATCAAATGCTTTTTGCATTCCTGATTTTTGTTCTTTTACTTTTGCATTTCTTTTTGCAACCTTTGCTCTGTGTTCTTTATCTTTTTTTCCCATTTTATTTATTATTTAATCGTTTAAAATTTGTTCTTCAGTTTCTGTTGTTTCTTCAACATATTGATTTTGTTTCATTGGTCTGTTTTCTTCAAACCATTCAATTATAGAATTTATTGCCCACACAAAACCTGCGGATAATATCCCATCAAAAAATACCGATAAATATTTATTAAGTCCAATGAAACAAGTGTTCGGAGAAAAGTACGCCAAGGACAGGAAGAACCCTACCCAAGTAGATGTACATAAAACACAAGATATTAATTCAGATAAAAATTTACCAAAGTGATTAAAGGGAGCATATTTATTATTTCCCCATTTATGGATTGAGTTTCTTAATCCGTTAAATATTGACCCATAAACTAAAATGTTTGTCATACCATAGGCAACCATTGCCCAAATTACTAATTCTATCATAATATATCTTTTAAGTTTGATCCTTTCATAAAAAATGCGTTCATCGCATTATTGTTAGGTTCTTTGTTTATTTTTTCTAACTCTTCTATTTTTTTATTTTTTTCTGAAATCTCTTTTCTTAATTTCTGTAGTGTCTCTTGAAGTAACTTTACTTGGTCGTCATCTTTTTTAATGTCTAAATTACGTCTAAGTTCGTCTAACTCTTTATCCTTTTTAGACATCTCATAATGGAAAATATTTTCTATTTCTTCCGTCTTAGTGGAAAATATTTGTCTTTCTTTATCTAATTCTTCATCCTTTTTAGACATTTCTTCTTCCAACTGTTGTATTTTTAACAACAGTTCATTTTCACCTGTTTTGTCACTAATGTATTCTATTTTTGTGACAATTTTCTCAACTTCTTTAATAACTTCAACAGGTACTTCCACCCGTATTTCACGGATTACCTCAATTTCTACCTGTTTTTCACCAACAATACCCGTTTTTAAGTCTTTTTCACCTTCATTAAGTGTTTTACCCAAAAGCCCATAAACTTCAACATCTAACCCTTTTTTTATTGTTTTAATAATAAAACCGTTTACGTCGGTTATATCATTTAATCTACAATAATTCCAAACTTTGTCTTTTAAGTCTTTTGGTAATTCCATTAATTAAAAATTTTGTATTTTTTCCGTTCCTTTTTCAATATCTTCAAATGACTTCATTGAGAATTTTAAAAAAGGTTTTGGGTTAAATAAGTCTCTATAAGTATAGTCGTTTGTTTCAACATTATAAACACCATAACCATGTCTACCGATACTTTCACCAATATTGTTTTGTATTGTTGATCCAATCATATAACCTTTACCTGTCTTAAACTTAAATTCCGCTCTTTTGTGAATATCTCCACATAAAACAACATCAAGTCCATCAAACTTTTCAACATCATACGCCTCTTCCCCAAATTCGAAACCTAAATCAGTTTTAAGTCCTGATATTGGTCCATGGAATAATCCAACCTTAATTCCAGTTGCAACATTTAAATCAGGTGGTATGTTTCCTTGATATTGAGAATAGACACACCAACTTATATTTTCATCCTCATACACACCCCTATCTCTGTAATAAAATATATTTGGGTTGTTTAGTGAATTAATTACGGGTGAAAGTGCGTCTAATCTTTCTGTATTATTAACTAAGAAATCGTGATTACCTGGTATTATAATTGTTGGTGCAATGTATGAACATTCTTTTAATATCCAAGAAACCATTTCAATAAGCTCAGGTGTCATTTGATTTTTAGAGTGTACTAAATCTCCCGTAAATACAATTCTATCAGGTTCAAGTTCTCTCCATTGATTAATAGCCTCTTCTAAAATTGATTTATATAAGTCGTGATCTTTAAATAATCTTATATGTAAATCAGAAAAATGTATAATAGTTTTTATCATACACAAAATATAAACTATTTTAAATTAATTGTCAATCAACAAAAAACCCACCTTTTTGGGGTGGGTTTAATAATTCTTTTACTAAAAATTAAAATCCTTCATAAAGTCTTAAAATATTTGTTCCGTCCCCTTCTTCAATATAAAAAGATTCTTCTTCTGTTACACATGTATCTTCACAAACACATCCTTTTACATCATAACTTCCTGCCTTATCTTCGGGAGTTTTAGTGAATTTATATAATTTTTTTCCATTTTCTTCACCTGAAGGAGTTAAAAATGATATTGACTCGGAAGATAAAGTATTTAAATTACCATCACAAGATTGCCATTTTATGTCTGTAGGTAGAGTATTTTCAAATAAATAAAATTTAGATGTTGCCTTTTTATGCATTTCAAGAATTCTATTTTTTTCATTGTTTGTTAAACTTGATAGTATGTTTTTCATAATTTTAATTTACTAATAAATACCTTAATACTTTAAAAAATTAATCACATAATAATTTTTGGTGGTGAACCTAAATCATCATAACCATCTTCTTTAAAAGGGTTATGTGGTATTGGTATTTGAATTGGAGAGACCATTGTTCTTGGGTTAGGAAAAAATGGATCGTTATTATTAACTTTTTTCATTTTTTCTTTAATACTTTCAATATCAACCTCTTTAATTGTCGTCCAATCTCTGTTGGTCATAAAACCATCTAACCAAACGTAAAATTCTTTGTGTGTCATACCAATTCTCTATTATAAAGGTTTACTAATATAAGTCTAGCAAATCTAAATTCCCTAACTCTATTTAAGTTTAATCCATAAGACAAATCCACACTTTTAAGGTGTGGGTATGCCTCATTTATTGTCATTTTCCCTATTTCCATTATTCAAAAATTAAAAATTCTTCATTTACGAATCCACAACTATCACACATATAGGTTGGGAACGGTACAATGGTATCCTCTGGGGTTCCTGTCAATAACTTAGGTACTTTTTTTATCATCGTAACTTCTTTGAAGAATTTAGATTCACATTTTTCGCATTTAATTGTTTCTTGTTTTTTAAGATCAATTCTTGGTTTAATAATATCGTCCATTATTTTATAATATAATTTATGTTTATTTTAAATTTTGGGTAGTCCCAACTAGTGTTGGTATACCAAATAGGTGTGATTGTACTTTCCATGGTAAAAATATAGTTTTTTATTTTATTTTTTCAAGTATTTGGTCATATCCATTTCAAGGATTGTTTTAATTGTTTTTCTTGAGACTCTGTACTCAACGTACTCTCTTTCGTCCGTTAATCTTACGACTATACAACCCATTAATTGTATGTCTTCATACTTAGACCCTTCTAACATTTTTAAAAGTAGTTTACCGTAGAATGGTAACTGAGTATTATAATGTCCGAGAGCGTTATTTGGTAAGTCCTCAAATGGTTTTCTCATTGGTTTTGTGTATTTGTTGGTAACAAAGTTTTTTTCCTTATTTGTTTTCCAATCTGTTATTAAAATACCAAGTTTACCATTAACCCCAATAACCAACCAAACCTTATCAGGTTGTCCCGTATATCCTAATTCAGGATGTCCCAAAACAATTTCAGTGTCCAATAAAATACAACCTCTTTCTTTGATTAAATCAATGTATCGTTTACCGGCAACTATCATCGAGTCTCCTTTGACTATCTGTTCGGCATCACACTCAAATATTGGTTGTCTTATTTCTTTTTCAATACCAAATTCTTTTAATGTATGAGTTTCAAGTATGTAGTGAACACGAGATCCCATATTTGTTGAGTATGTTCCGGCGTCTGACCATTCTTTTAATAAACGTTCTTTTTCGTCAGGATTACCACCTGATTTATATTCCGCAATTCCTTCTGAATCAAATTCCTCATAAAACAATTTCATTAATTTTGAAACTGAGGGAAATTTAGAAGTTAGATTACCCTCAAGGTCAATCATTGTGTACTTGTGAGATTCTTCCTCAAAAGTTAATTGTAATTCTTTTTGTTTTTCTGAAATAATTTGTCTTATTTCTTCTGCTATTAATAATAAATCCATTAATCTCTTATTTCTATAAAGTATTCATTTATATTACCTCTCAAATCACATACGTCTTGATCTTTAGGTAATTTTACTATTTTTATTTTTTCATATAATTCTCCACCATTTAATTCGTGGTAAAGTTTAATTGCATTATTCCATGCGTCCCCATCCAACGCAATTATCACATTTCCTTTTGCGTTATTATAAACTTTATCAAATAACATTTCTGACATATGTTTACCCAACATTGGTATTGAGTTCTCTAAGAAAAATCCATCGAATACTCCCTCAACCAAATAAATGTCTTTTTTCCAATCTATTAGTTTTTCATTAAAGATTATTTTGTCTTTCTCAGCTTCTGGGTTTTTATATTTAAATTTAGTATGTGGGTCCCAACTACGGGCAACATAATAATTTAATTCTCCTTTTTTATCGTACGATGGAACAACTATTCTACCAACATGACTTCCCTTATCACAAAAACCAATACCATATTTTTCAATAATATCATCTGTTATTCCACGACTTTGTAAATAATTATAAGCCTGTCTTCTAACAGGATAAATTTTATGAGAGTCTTTAAATAACGTAAAACTTTCAGGTAACTTTAATTTTTTGTATTTTTTTTCTTTTACGGGTACGGTTTCTGGTTTTAAAATATAATATAACTTTTTTTGTTTTTTATTACCAAATTTGTCAAATAACTTACCCAAAGATCCGTGAGTATTCTCAATATCACCACAAGACCAACACTTATAAACATTACTTATGTAATTTATTTCCAAATTATGTTTATTTCTACCTTCATCGCAAACGGGACAATTGAAGGATATTTGACCTCTGTTGTCATAATGCAACCCGTGGTCTCCCAAAATTTCTTCTAATAATTCAACTAAAGCCTCATTTTCTTCCATTACCTAAAATATAGTCCAAATAATTAAGTTAATCAACTTCACAAGTTTTTTCAATTTTCTATATTTATTATAGATAATATATTTATGCCAACAAACGTAACAATAACAAATTTAACAGGATCTTCACCTTATAACGTGTGGGTTTGTGATACAACTTTAACAACCTGTATATATGTTAGTACATTTAGTACGGTACCTTACACATTTGAGGTTCCTTACGTATACTCTTCTTTAACAGATTTTATTGTAAAAATTGTTGACAATAATAATTGTATAAAAACTAATACCATTACCGTATAATATGACTTGTGTTTTACTTGGAACGTTTTCCTACTCATCAACTAGTCCTGAATTACTTTGTGACGAAATTAAAACTATATCAATTTATGGTGATGATTTAAACTTGGGATCCTTAATCTATTCAGATTCCTTATGTACAGTGTTGGTAAATAATGGATTTTATTCTGACGGGATTAATACATATACAGTTGGTGAAACAAGTGACAGGGGAACCATAGAAACCATAGAACCTTGTGCCGAATGTAATACAGAATACTGTATCTCAGGTACAGACACGTATGACGATAACTATACGTTTAATGGATCTTATAACGGTTTCCCATATTATACAGGACAAAGTGGGAGTTATTTGATTTACTATTCGACAGGCGAGACTTGTTGGTGCGTTTCTTCCGTATTAGATGGCCCTTGTGAACTTTTTGGTAAATCGCCTTGTCTTAGTAATTGTCCTGATTTATGTGAAACATTTTTTACTGAAGGATATTGTGTTGTAAGTACAACAACAACATATAATAGTTGTGACATAATTGATTTTGAGGCATTATTTAATTGTGATGTCACTCCAACTCCAACTGTTACTCCAACATCAACACCAACACCAACCCCTACAGTAACTCCAACACCATCTAATGTGTGTAATAGTTTAAATTTTGTCGCAACAGGTATAACATATACCCCAACACCCACACCAACACCTAGCGACACACCAAGTCCAACTCCAACACCAACAATAGATTGTTTGGTTTCAGGTTTAGTTACATTTAATATTATTGATGATTACATAAGATGTTCAAATAGTAAGAAATTTAGAGATTGTTTTACAGGAACTGAATATTTTAGTGCCGATCTAATTCTTATAAATGGTGAAATCCCTATACAAGGTTATGTTTATAAAACAATAATTAATGATGAATCTATTTGTGCAACTTTCTTAGGTTTAGTGGATAACATAAGTGGTGTTGATAAAATAGAATTAGTGTCAGAACTTGGTCCTGAAAATGAAGGTAAGTGTTTGGATTGTATTCCGAGTCCTTCAAATACCCCAACACCTACACCGACATCAACCCCAACACCTACACCGACAACTCCGGTTGGTTGTATTGAGTGTTCATCAATAACTAACTTACCTCAAGTCGGTAATTCAATTACGGTTAATGGTATAACAATTACAGGTAATGGAACAGGTACCATAGAAGAAGGAATACTTGGTGGTTTCTTGGGTTGGTGTCTTACGGGTCCTTTAATACAAAACGGGTTTTTATATTTAGGTAATGGTGTTTTACCTGTGAATTACCCATTCTCATATACTTTAACATTTAGTCAACCCGTAAATAATATAAGTTTAAGAATAAATGGTTATAATTATTTAAGTCCAACAAATTATGAAACCTTTGCGTTTACGACAAATTCAGGTAACCCATCTATTTCAAGTTGTAGTTATTGTTGCGCTAAAATTAATAGTAATAACATAGAGGCATCTCCTTGTCCTCAAACATCCCCTCAAGGTAATATTGGTTCAGGTATATTCACCTTTACAACTTTGACACCATACACAACTCTTACAATAACAGGTAATGGAGCTGCAAATTGTGGAGGTACTGTTTTTGATTTATGTGATTTTTAACTTTTATGATAAAAAAAAATACCATCTAAAAAGATGATATTTAAAATTATTAGTATTTTAATAGATATTATTTCCAAATTTCTTTTGATTTCATATATCCAAGAACACAAGCATATGCGTCAGTTTGATCAAAGTTTTCTTTTTTAAGGGTATTGTTTCTTGTGTATAGCCATTTTATTTGTGGTTCTCTTTTTGCAACTTTTTCCCATATCAACATCTTCTTATCAACGTCTTTTGGTAATCCTCCAAATAAAACATATTTACCTTTATCATTTTCTTTAACCAACTCAGGAAAAGCAAATTTCCTTGAATTGTATGTTGATATAAATTCGGGTACTATATTTAGAGTTTCATATATTTCTTTAAATATAAAACTGTTAAATCTTAATAAAGTTTGTACTGTATACACATTATTAGAGTTCATTAACGGTTCTTCAATAATAACACTAACAACCCCTAAATTTTTATATTGTATTAACTTTTCTCTAAAAATCTCACACTTAAGTAATAATTCTTTTAACTTTTCGTCCTCTTTCATTTTTGGTCTTGGCGACACATGTGTTAACTCCAACAATTGTTGTGATTGAATGTCAAATAACGCCCATCCTATTGTCTTAGTTGATATATCTAAACCAAGGACCTTTGGTGAATTTTTTATTTTTGCCATAAAGTGTTTTTATTATAAAATAAATTAAACTTTAAAAAATTAAAGTTTAAAAATCTATTTTAACTAAGTACTGTTGGATTCCCTGTCTTAAAACAGGTGATTGTAATTTAGACATAACTAATATATCTTTATCTTCATCTAACAATGCAATTTCGGTTATATAAGATTTTGTACCTTGTTTCCAAGTTGGGTTTGTTGTATTTTGGAACTCGGTAAAATTTAAATTAATTTTATATTTCATCTCATATATTGTTGCCATAATATCAGACTCAAAAGACCCATAAAAATAGTATTCATCACCAAAATTTAAATCAGGTACATCATTACCAATTTTTGTTAAATTAATGTAATTACCTAAATCATAATATGGTGCTTTATCATATTGATCTTTAGTTATAACAAATGTATTATTTGTTAATGTGTCTTGGGTTACTATACCTCCTAAATCACTCGTATAATCAATTACTCTCCAATTTGATGGGTCAGGTCTTTGACCTGTTACCACTTTTTGACAAATTATTTGGAAGTATTCCGCAAAATAACCTTTTGTGATGTCACAAGTTTGTGGACATATTGTTGTTGTGGTGGTGATTGGGTAATAAGTAGTGGTTGTACTTGTGATTGGATAATAAGTGGTACTTGTAGTTGTGATTGGATAATAAGTTGTAGTTGTTGTTGTTATTGGATTTTCCCCCAAACAATTAAACTCTCTTCCAAATCTTACCGCCACGTTTTGTGAAACATTAGGACTACAATCATTATTATTACCGACTAATTTAACATAGTAATTACAATGTAGTGAATTAGTACTACATGTTTTATTTGTAAATCTATAAGTTACATACATAGTTTCTCCATTACCTGTAAGAACCCCATCAGCATTTAAAGATGCTTGTCCACAAGTGTTAGGGGTTATTAACGATAGTTGTGGTGCTGGTAATGTAAAGTTTCTATTTGACTTGTAAGACATTGCAGCAATTACCTCTTCATCATCAATAATAATTAATTTACTATCAGGGAATACTTTACCAATTCTATTAGGTAGTCCATTTTTATTTTTATTGTTATCCCAAAGATGATAATATCTAATTCCAGGATTATTCATATCATCATTTTTAGTTGTTTGTACATATCTCACTTGGAATAGTCCCTTACCTTCAAATTCTGGAGGATCTACCCAAAACGTTTGTCCAAAACAACAATCGGGATTTTTATGCCACATTAACCATGGTATATGTAGTCTAAAATTTCTTGCTTGACCTGTAGTATCATCAAGATTTGACGGATCATAAGGTTCTAACGCAAATTTTTCACCATAGAAGAAATCTATGGTTTGATTAGTGTAGTGTATAATTGCAATCGCTTTTTGTTCTTCAGGTTCAACATCAACAACTTCACCTAAAGAGTTATAATAGAATGTATCTGTTGTCTCAGCACTTAAAGTGTTATTAATAAAAAATGTCTGACCTGAATTTGAATTGTACCCAAAGTATTCTTTAGACCCGATATAATCTACAGATCCAAAATATTCATACCCTTCATATTTTGTTGGTACTAAACCAGCAGGATTTTCAGTCCATGGAATGTTCATATTCCAAATTTTTACATCAAACTGATCGGTATCACATATTGATTCAAAATCAATAACTTGTTCACCCCAATGTGGGTTTGGTGTTAGACTATCATATATAGATGTCATGTTTGGCGGATAAATTAAAGTTCTCGCATAACAATGACTAATAACGGTACCGCAAAAATCAGGTGTATTTCTATCTAATGTTATTATATCTTCACAAACATCAACAATTCTATATGTTAATATCTGATAACAAGAGTTCATAGAGACCACACAATTAGGTGGTGGTGGTGCCGGACACAATCTACTAGGTGTAGGTGTCAAACATGGTGTTTTAGTTGGCGTAGGTGTAGGTGTTGGCGACTCACAAGGATTATAATTTTTAGTAACACTTGGTGTCGGTGTCGGTGTTGGTGTTTGAGATGATGTCGGTGTAGGTGTTAATGCCGGAACGTCTTGACAATCTCCCCATACCAAGAAATCTCCATCTTCTGTTGTTAAAAATTCAGATAATTCTGTCATTAATATACATGTCTCTGAAATTGGCATTTGAGATGATGTGGGTGTTGGTGTGAGTGTTGGGGTTACGCTTGGGGTTGGTGTTGGTAAATTAATACAACTACAGTCATACTCTCCAAAACCATCATAATAAATTGTTATAATATCACCTATAGATGGTTTATTTAAATTCGTATAGTTACATCCAGAATATATTATTTGTACTTTATTTGACCCACTTAATGTGGACATATCTATAACATAATTAGAACTAACAACATACTGATCATTAGTTAATGCACTCCAAACTATTGTGTCGGCGGTGGTATTACCCGTAAAAAAACCTCTTAATGGGGCTCTATTATAAACAGGTTCAACAACAGAGTCCATATATGGTATACCATATGTTGATCCACTAGATCCATCAACATAATAAGGATATTTAATACTTTGTCTATTTGATTCAGGTACTCCCGCAGAGTTTTGTGTATTGAACGCAGGTTCTAACACAAATAAATTATTGTAATTATAATTTGATGGTAATTTATCGTACGACACTTCACTATCCCCTACTTGGAAATACGCAATCTTAAAACTACCCTGTGATAATTTTTTTCTACCTGTGTCAGTAACTCTAGTGTTAACTAACCCTGATGTATTTTTAATTATATATGCCATTTAAATTATAAATATTAAATAACTTTTTTTATTTGTTAAAAACTACCTTCGTAACATTACAACAATTGCAATTAATTACTTGTAAATTTTTTAAAGTTAATGTCAAATCTTGACTACCATTATAACATAAAGTTTTAACGTCAATATTTGGACTAATACTACTCATAATATATCCTATTAACGTGTCCCCACTTTCAATGGTTAAATTTTGCCATTCTTTTATTTTAATTATTCTATAATTACTACCAATACATGGTCTTTGTAAGTTAGTAACTTGGGTGTTTTCACTAAAATTTGTGTATTCACTTATATCTCTATTATTAATATAGACTTGTTCGGTATAATTTTGTATAACAGAATTTACTTCTGGTCCATAATTTAAAACATTTTGATAAACAAGATCAAATTTTAATTTTATATTATTTGTTAATTCAGGATTACAAACAACACTAAATTCTCCATTAGTTTTATTATAATTTAATGTAACAAAATATTGTGTAGATTTATTTTTTGGTATTATAACTTCCTTAATTGTTTCCGATTCTTTACTATCAACAACTTTAACAACATATTTACCTTCACATAGATTTTCAATTATGTTTCCAAGTTGTTTTTTATCATTTAAAAAATATTTAAAAGGTCCTATCCCACTAAAAGTATCAATGATTAAAGATCCGTCACATTTACAAGAACTGTTTTTTATGTTAACACTATAATCAACTATCACATTATTAACGCAATCTCCTGTTGTAATTCTAATATTTTTTATTTGTTTAGGTGGTCTTGATCCCAAAATCTGCCATCCAGATAATGGAACATCATTTGTGGTATATGTGAAAATAAAAGTATTTTCAACCCCACTTAATACCCATTGGTTTGTATCTCCCGTATACCAAAATATGGTATATCCATTAGAATTAACCCAACTATTTTTTCCATTAACTTCATTTGATGGTTCAAAAGCGTAAGTCTCAACTTTTCTAACGTTATTCTCCAATACTTCAGATAAAAGACATAATTCCATACTATTCATATTATACGCAATGACCTAAAGTAGATTCGTTTATTCCGTATATTACAGATGGATTATTAATCCAATTTTCGGTGATAGTACTATTAGGATAATCAGAAGAATTACTCAAATATGAATAATAAGACCCTGAAGGTCCTGCCGTTGGGTTAAATATTTGCCAAAACTCCCATCTATTATCAACATCATCCCAAAATACGTATCCAATTAATGATGGTGGGAATGTTGAAGGATTATATACTCCATAGTAAAACTTATTATTATACGTTCCTGCAACATAAGCATTACTTGTAATTATTATAGGTGTTGTCCCATTTTTAACCACAGTAAAACACATATCTGTTGGCGGATAACTACATAAACCATATGATGTTAACATATATGTAACTCTTTCACTAACCCAATCAACTGTGTTATCAACAGGGAAACTATTTGTTGATGGTAAATACGCAAGTAGTAACCCTCCACCTAAAACTAAAGTCATTTCCCATCTATTTAACGTTGAGTTCCACCAAACGTAAGCATTTCCTCCAACACCAACTAAAGTATAATAGTACTTACCATTATAAAGTCCTGTTGATGGTATTGTTGTATATATTGGGCCCAAAAATTCATATTCAGTTGTAAAACAAATGATTGGTTCTGGAGTTGCCGATGGTGTTAGACTAGGTATCGGTGTTGCCGTTGGTGTTAAAGTAGGTGTAGGCGTAATGGTAGGTGTCGGTGTAGGTGTTGGTGTTCCTGTTGGTGTGGGCGTTGGTAATGCCGTAGCACTTAAAATACATGTTGTATTAACAATAAAATCACCATAAGAATCTGTTATTGTAACAGGGTATTCTCCAACCCCTAAATTTGTAATTGCTGGAGCTATATTTCCGTTTTCCCAAGAAATTGTATATGGTGGTGTTCCTCCCGTAACTCCAACCGCAATAGATCCATTAAAAGTTGTAACATTTGTTGGTTCTTTACTGAAGCATTTAGCCCCCATAGGAAATATTGTGAGAACGTCACATTCATTTCTTGGTTCAATACTTGGTTTTGGTCTATCAGGTGATGCCACTTTCTTTTTTATTTATAAATACAATTATTTGTCGTTTTCAATGAAAGATTTCATAACTTCTATATATTTGATCGTTGAATTATTAACTTCAACATAATCAAAATGATTAGGGTTATTCCTTAATTTTTCAATTGGGTCTACATTTATATACTCGCCCTTGTAAAACTTAATTCTTTTAAGATTGTCAGTTACTCCGGCCATGTGTAGTATTGGTTTTTTTTCGTACACTTGTATTGGGTCTGTTGCCCAAGAAAAATCTAACTCTTTTGTTATTTTTGTGTCGTTACCGTTTAACCAAAGATTCCAAAGTAATGACCACATCTCTGCAGTCCAAAATTGGATCTCTCCTGGATTTATTGGGAATCTTTTTTGATAATCTAACATTTGGTTATACAAAGGAGTACAATCGGTATATATTTTTTTCCACAGATTATGATCTGTATTTTTGATTAGGTACTGTCCTCCTCCTGAATTTTCTTGATTACATTTAACACAATCAACACTAACTCCAATAACATCAACCATTTCTTGTAATAATTGACCTTTTTCAGATGTTGGGTGGTTTTTTTCATATCTATTACAACAATCCATAATATAATTGTAACCTATGTAACCAATTGTGTCTGAAAGATATGTTATATCATCATCTAATAATAAATTAAAATTAGGTAAATAATTAAATATAATATCGGCATCGTGTAGAAAAAATAACTTACCAAATTCAGGATATTCCTCTAACCATTTAGAGATTAGGTAAGGTTTAACGCTTGGTATATACGTTTTTACGTCTCTATTATCCTCATAAAAATGAATGTTTATTCCAAAATCTTTTAATTTTAAGGCATCTTCAGTCGGGGTTTTAGCTCCGTGTACCATGGCAAAAATTACGTGAATTTGGTTTGGGTCAATTCCTTTTTCTATAAAATTGTGAACATAAAGTTTAATTTGCCAATGAAAATATGGAACATCGGGTTGTGCGGTTACAAATACAATATCTTTCATATTGAAAATATATTCGTAAAAGTAAAAAAGTGAATTTAATAAATTTTGTTTAACGTGAATATCTCTGAATATATTGAGTTTCCTGCGTTATTAGTATTCCATTCAGCAGTGACAAGAAGTGTATTAGATATTGTAGTATCAAAAGTTGTGTTGTTTACAATACTGAAATTTACTCCTTCAAAGTCAAGTCCTCCATTTTTAGTGTATGAAAACAATCCCCCTGATGCTATAGAACCTACACTTGCAACTCCTAATTGTCTAATAGTGAAGTTCACATCTAGTTTCCAATGTTTATTAGTGGTGGCATTCATTGCCATTACCCCTGTTTCCGCTAATAATACACCCGAATCCGTTTTAATTCTAATATGTAAAGTGGCAGAACCCACACAAGATAGATGCCCTATTAACACTCCATGAAAACCATCACCCACACTAAACCCATTTGCGGGAATTATAATAGATCCTACTCCCCCACTTATTAATGTAGTCTCAACAGTTGTTGCACTTACTGCAACGCTGGTTCCTGTTTGAGAAAATAAACCATATACCGTTGGTCCAGGAATTGTTTTAACTTTAACTTCACCCGTTGATCCGTCTCTTGTTAAATAATTTAGGGTTGTTCCCGTATCTGTTGTTGGTGTTGATGATATGTTTAATGTTGTTGCCGTAAGTCCACTTGATATAATAGTATTACCACTTACGTGTAGTTTTTTTGATGGTGTGGTTGTCCCAATACCAACGTTACCTGTACTAGTGATATTTATTACACCAGATGATGGTGCAGACGTTCCAATACCACCTATTGACATAGTACCACCAGAAGGGGTATTAATCCAAAAAGATGTACCTAATCCATATTGTAATCTTAAACCGGTATTAGTATTACCTGACCCCCATATAAATTGATTACCATCTACTATGGACACTTTTTCACCGGGGTTTGTTATTCCAATACCAACACGACCAATTGAGTCAATTACAAATGGTGTTGAATCAGGGTTGGTGCTATCTTCTACTAAGAATGAGTTACCGGCATTTAAATTATTTATGTGAAGTTTAGCAGTTGGTGATGTTATACCAATACCCACATCACCTGATGAAGAGATAACCATTCTAGGTGTACTGTTTGGTCTAAATGATATACTATTACTTCCTAGAGTTCCTATAATAAACTCATTACCTGCGTTAAATAACTCATTATTATCTATACCAATACCGTTATTAATTGTACCAACTAATAATGTTGAACCTGATAAACTAGTACCACCAATTGTTGATGATCCACTAATAGCGATTTGTAATCGTTGAGTAGGGTTTGAATTACCAATACCCACATTACCAGATGATGATATATACATTCTAGGGTTAAATTCAGTACCGAATATAAGTTTTCCACCAGAAACTTGATTAAAAACATTTAAATTAGTACTACCAGATGTTTCATACCCAATAAAACCAAATCTACCGGCTGATATCCCTTGTGGGTAATATTCTTGATATACATGATCAATACCTTCATATCTAACAGAATTAGCGTTACCACTGATCTGTAGGGCAACTGCTGGTGTAGGTGTTCCAATACCAACACGACCAATTGAGTCAATTACAAATGGTGTTGAATCAGGGTTTGTATCATCCTCTACTAAGAATGTATTACCTGATGTTGTGTTGTTTATATGAAGTTTTGCTGTTGGATTTGCAATCCCAACCCCTAATCTATTATTTGCTAAATCAATGGTAACCGCACTTGTAGACCCAAAATAAACATTTCCTTCATCTAAAGGGTTTATGTTAAGAGGTGAACAAGAATGGATGTTAGAAACGTATAAATCGGTAATACAATAACCTGTTATTGAGTCGAAAACTTGTGATATTTTAGCCTTATAGGAAGATCCCGCCGGGTTTCCTTGTGATGTGTCACCTGTTATAACAATATGAATTAAATCATTTAATGTTACTCCTGTCGCTAAAGATCTGTCTGTTAAAAATGCCATTTAAGTTTTTTTTAATAAATATTTTAAGTTTGGAAATCATATTCCTCGTTATCCATAAAATAAAAGTCGTCTCCGTCTTGAAATTGTTTTATTGTAAGAGATTGTTGTGTACAATCAACTATTTTAAATATTTCACAACCTAACGAGTCAATTAGTTTTATACCAACCGCAGGTGCGGTGTTAAATTGTGATGGTATTGTTAATACTATTGTTGGTGGTTGTGGTGGTAACACATTTGCAACCAAAACACATTGATTACCATAGACATCACAAACAAACACATTATATGATGTGAAAATAAAACTTGTTGTTTGTATCTGTATCTGTGCCATTATATAAAATAAGTTGGGTCTATTATGTTTGGTACTCCTCCAATGTTTTCGTAAATTTTAAATAGGGTTGTTACGTACTGTGAGGGATATGTTGCGGTATCATATGTCCATATTTCAAAGTCACCACTTAAACTTGTTATTCTAAATTGATAACAAACCATTGTCCAACTATATGTTCCAAGATTTTTAGTTGGTGTGTAGTTATAAAAATAAAAATTAGATAGGTCACATGTTTCGGCACTTAAAGATGGTATTGTCGTTAGTGGTGATCCGGAATATGGGATTGTTTGAATAACATATTTTGGGATCTCCACAGAAGCGGTCACAGTAGTTGAGGAAAAAGTATTAGTAGATGAGTTTAGTAATCTAAAACGGTAAAACGGATTATCTACTTTTGATCCAGTATTGGTTATAATTGATATATTATTTGTTACTGCCGTTGAGGAATTGTTTATAAAATCACATATCCCATTTGTATAACCACTACAATTAATGTCACAACTTCCCCACGTTAAAGAATTTGAGATTGTTGGCATTGTAATTGACATTGTCCAAGGACCGGTCCCTCCTGTTGTTACTACTGAAGATGGGTGAATGTAGTATTCTTGGAATCCAGTTATATCCCCACATTGTTGTGTGCCTGAAGCTAATGGTATTCTAAGATTAAAAAATCTATAATAATCAATATCTAATGGGTTTGTTGGGTTTCCCGAATAAGAAGTATAAAAATTATCCCAACTAAAGTTATAATGTTCTAAATCAGAATATGTATTAAATGTCATGACAATTAAACCCTCACCAAGAACCACAGATTTATCATATGTAATTGTATTTGTATTTGGAACATCACAAGTCGGGGTAAATATATTAAAGAATGGGTTTCCACATGTAGTTATTGGGTTATAATATAAAATTGACGTGTTTAAATCATATGGTACTGTATCATAAATAAACCCATTTATACTTCCATTATATGACGTACCGTCAATAAATCCATTATCGGTATTTAGATATCTAAAAATATTACTATCGTTACATCCCGAAATTTTAAATCCATAATAATACCCATCACATGGTTGTGAAATTTTATTTATGGTAGATTCGACAATTCTAATTGGGGGTATTAATGTATCGTAACACAATTCACAATCAAAAGTCTCTAAACACTCACACAGTAATCCCCAATTTGTGTTATTATTTAAAGGGTTAGGGGTTATTTCTATTTCTAAATAATCCCCACTATTTACAGTAATTCCTGTTAAACATAAAACTTTTGGGAAAAGCGTATATGTTGTTAGGTTTTTTATAGTTTTTGGGGTAACTAATGGACTAAAATTTGTTTCTGATTGGTTCATCCCCATACTAATATACTCCAAAACTATAGGGACAGAATAATTAGACCCAAAAAAAGTAATTTTTAAGTCATCATAAATTTGTTGTCCCTTAAATGAATAAGCAAAATATGGCTTTAATGGATCCAAAGCAAATGTTGTCACAACAGGTTGTGGTGTTATACTTGTGGTGGCACTAAAACTAAACCCGTGAGAATAATAAGGACTTGTTGATCCAGGTCCGTTATCACAAGTTAACGCATCTACATTAACTGTAGTAGAGTTAAAACAATTAAGGTCCGTATATTCCGTTCCATTTAATTTAATTTTTTGTATTACAGGAGTATAAACTCCGGCAACTATAGGAACTTCGCTTGATCCTGTTAATGGGTGTGTATATAAATAATCACCAACATAATCCGTCCCATATCCTGACGTGAAAGCAACTGTTGTACTTACAATTCCAGGTCCGTACCATTCAATGACGTAATCAGTTACACTAGGATCACAACTTGCGGTAATTATTCCCACTGAAATTACTCCTATTGGGTTTGTATCATAAAAATCAAATCCAATATCACAACTAACACATAATGGATTAATGGTTGTTGTTGATGTTGTCGATGTTGATGTCGTGGTCGTTCCTTGGAACGTTTGACAATATTCACAATTTGCTGCGTCTATAATTTTAACACCAAAAGATGAATATCCACTATATGGTCCTGGAATTGTTATTGTTGCGGGGACAGAACTAATTGTATCAACTAAAGTACAATCTATATCAGGACAATCTCTACATACATACACATCAACAGGATATGTTACTTGTGATATATTTGTTATATTAACTTCTAAAGGCATATATTATATATGTTTAATTTTATTTTTTTAAGGTATAAAACTTATTGTTTCACACGATGATATTTGAGATGCCCCCCCAAACGGTATTGTTGCGGTTTGTAAATATGTTAAAGTATATGGTGAATTTTCATCTATTTGATAGACTTCTCCCCCATTATTTAATATATGTATTTTACCTGAGTCAGTGAATAAACCGTATGGGTTTAGTATGGTTGGGGATATTAATTGGTCAAATTCTAATGTTCCTGTTGAGTAGTCATACTGTGAAATATATCTGTCAAACCCAATTTGGGTTGTTAATATTAATTTATTACTTGTTGTATAAATAAAATCCCCTGAAATTGTTCTACCCGCAGGTATATTAAATTTATTTGTTACTATGGGACTAACACCACTTATATCAATTTCTACCACAGTTTGAGGGGTACTAAAATTTGTAACTCCTGTTGTTGTGATAAGAGTAGTATCATCAATTGCGGTTAATCCAGCACCAATAGTGCAGTTACTAATAACAATATTTCTATTGTAAGACCCACTAAATGGACTTAAAATTATGTCATATTCTGTTATTGCACTTGTGGATGCATAACTTAACCACATTTTATTTGAGGTATGTGCAATATCTCCAGGTCCAGCATCTAAAGTTCCACTTATAAATGGTGTTAATAATATATTAGTATTTGTTAATGGATAATAAACATATATACTATTGTCCAAATAAAAAGATGTCATTATATCACATGTCAATAAATTTGGTGGTGTAGGAGGTATAGGGGATGGGGTTGGTGTAACAGGAGGCCCACAAACATCGGCAACACAAGTATATAGAGATAAACTATAACCACCTGTACCACTATCTAATGTAGGTACGGTACTTGCACAAACATATGTTGTTGCGCCTCTTCCAACCCCAACTCCCTGAGGAATAGGTTTACAATCGGTATAACTAAATGTTGACCCAGTTGATGCCGAACCACCACTTAACTCATAACAATCACAAGGAAAGGCCGGAGTTTGGGTTGGTGTTGGTGTTACTGTTGGTGTTGGTGTTGGATTTAAACAGTTACCCAAGGTTGAGTCTTCTATTACACATCCAAAGGCAATCATAAGATCAGTAACCCATGGATACGTTACATTACTTTCTGGAAAATATGATGGATTATCATTATGTTGTAAAATTATTGTTGGTGCCGAAATGTTAACATGTTCCCATCTGTTTGTTATATCATTCCAATATACAATACTGTTACAACTTGTTGTACAGTCTGATTGATAAATTATATAGTATGGTTTACCGTTTATTATACCAACAGGATTTAAACTACAATCCCAAGAAGGTAATACCATTAAGTCAGTATTTACGGTAAAACACATAATTGTTGCGGGAGTTGCGGTTGGGGTTAACGTTGGTGTAGGTGTAACGGTTGGTGTTGGCGTTAATGTGGGCCCCACTAATGTCATATCTGCATTAAACCCTAAACATTCAGGTGCCTTACCACAATCTTTACAAGAAATTAAATATTCAATTAGTAAATTGATTTTAACGTTTGTATCCCCTAAATCATTAAAATTTGTTAACTGACAATCCTTAATTTTCTCATTACAGTTATTTGTGATTGTTATCTTATTTTTTCCAAGATCAATTATAACATCACCAATTTCAGGATATTCTTGTATTGTGTCTTTAAGACTTTGTATCCATATTGTGTCCGCATATTGAGCAAAACTACCACCTGTATATGTATAAAATAAATCTTCTTTTATAACCCCATCGATTTCTACTTGGGTTCTGAATGTCGCATTTACAATATAACAACCAATATCTCCTGATGTTAGATCAAAAAACCCTTCATTCATCATTTGTAGTATTCCTCTCTTACCATATATTCCGGTATTAACAAAATCATCAGAACATACTGTATATGAAGCATAACTAGTTGTTAATTCAGTACCATTTAATATTATTGTATCACTTTTTAAACAACCTTCACTATCTGTCACTAATACAGAGTAATTTCCATTTGATAACCCCGTTAAATGTAGTCCTGTTTGAGCCCCAACATTTGAACTCCAAACAATTGTGAAAGGTGGTACTCCACTTGTTATATTTAAATAAATTTCACCGTCATTACCAATAGTTGGTTGTACACCAACTAAAGTAAAATCAACAGGTTGGGAATCTGCAATATAGAAATTTTCAGTTTGTGTACAGGTAGGTGATCCCGAATCTGTTACTGTTGCAACATAAAACCCAGAACTTAAATTGTTAAATACATTTGTTAATTGGGTTGTTGTTGTAACGGGTGTTCCTCCTGATAAATTATATGATAACGGTAATGTTCCTCCTGAAGTAGCGGTTATTATTGCGGTACCATTATTTAAACCACATGTTGTATCTGAATAACTTACTGATATTTCATATTTATTTACATTTACAACAGTAAAATGTCCAGTATATATACATCCCGAATTATTAGGGACATCTTGTATTAATATTGTATAACTTCCACTTTCTAAACCAAAAAAATCACAAATTGAGTTTGTGGTAGTTACGGTAGAATTTCCGTTGAAGTCATATAAAGTGTATTGGTAGTTTCCCGGAGATAGTCCATTATTTAATTCTATGTGAACAGATCCATCACTTGAATTACAATTAGAGTTTGTTACTGACATTGTCGTAACAATAAAACCATTTGGTGTTAATAACGAAACGGAACTTATCACATTACAAAGTCCTGCATCTGTTACTGACACTGTAAATACTCCCGAAGATAAACCTGTAAAAGTATAGATATTACTATACTGTATTGTTATTTCACCGTTTGAACCTGAAAAATAATAAGGTGCGGTTCCTCCTGAAACAATAACCTCAACCTCTCCATCATTTGAAAAACAAGAGGGTTGTATTGTTGTTAACATTGCGGCAACTCCCAAATCAGGAACATCAGATAGTACAACACTTTTAGTTATCGTACATCCTTCAAAGTCGGTTATTGTAAGTGTGTAGGTTCCCAAAGTTAGTCCTGTAACTTCAGGGCCTGTTTGCGTTCCAACATTAGGACTCCAACTATACGTATAAGGCGGATTTCCTGTTAGACCTGTCACAAATATTTTTCCTGTACCATCAATAGGTACACAACTTGCATCATTTACAACATATAGACCAAAGTCCAAAGGACTTGTTTCTTTAATTAAACAAACTTCACTTCTTCCTGTACATCCACCACCATCATCACCGATCACATAATATAGTCCTGGTGAAAGATTTGTAAAAACATTACTTGTACTGTCACCACTTGTTATATACCCTAAAGTGTTTTCGTATAAATAAAACGATCCAACACCATAATAATTTGTTGTTGATGCGGTAATCGTACCATTATTTAGTCCACAAGTAGTCCCACTACTTTCTATAGACACACAGGTTCCTGAAGATATTGTAAATTCAACATATCTAGGAATAAAAGGTGGTTCTAAACAACTATCTATAATCTCTAAAATATAAGTATCAGGAGTTAGACCTGTAACAAAATAAGTTGTTGTATTTGATGATAGCGGTAATAAACCTGATGTTGATATCTCACTTACAGTATAATTTGGGGATCCTCCTGTAATAGAAAAGGAAACTCCCCCAAATCCTGAGTTTGTGCAGTCTCCACTTACACTATAATTATATATATTTATTGACCCACAACTCATTGGTTACAAAGTAGATTAAAGTTTATTCCAACATTTATTTTAAAATCTTGAGTAACACTTAATGGAATACAATTACCATTATATACAGTAACAGTATCATCAGTATTAATAACATAATTTAAACCTTCTGATTGTAAATTACTTAAACTCGATTCAAGTGCGGTTATCCAATCGTTTTGAGATGGGTAACTAGCAATAGGACTTGTATTACCATATCCCGTAAAAAATTCATCATGAACTAAAGTATTACCATTTAAAACTAAATCAATATACCAAGTACTTTCTAATGAATTAAGATCACAACCAGTCAAAACATATCCTTGAGATTGTAATAAACTATTTAACACAACCGCAAATGAGGTCACTGTTGGATTAGACCCCCAAGGATAGATAGGACAAGTAACTTCTTGTATAGGACAATCAACCGCAAATAATTGACCAACCAACGCACAAGGTTTACATGGTATTGGAACTATTTGACAACCCATTTGTCTTCTCCAAACAAATTTTTGTCTATGAAATATAGAATTTTCCAATCTTACTCCTGATGTTACCAATGTTGTTGCTGGTATCATTTGTCCAACTAATTTTATCCAATAATCGCCTATTCCATTAACATAGTCGATCATTGTTCTATATGTAAAGTTATCGTTAGGGATATTAATCGCCTGTTCAGATTCTAAGTATTTCCAATATATAGACTGTAATGTTGGGTATCCTCCTGTTTTACCATCGGTAATAAATTGTCTATTTCTAACATTGATCATGTTATGCCAAAATGTTTGAGCAAACTCAAAGAATGTTTTTTGTTTTGGTTTTGGGTTAATTTCAGTCCAATCTATACCTCCCCTATTTGGGTATGGTCCGTTTGGATTAGGGTTACAATATGTTGGTTCAACATAGTCTAATCCCTCATTTGGTATTGGGTAATTATACTGTCTTGACATTGACCAAACATCATAAACCAACCCTTGAGCCGGATTTAAAAATACGTCAACATTTTTAACGTTTACAACAAATCTTTCATCATAAACCCTATAGTATGCAGTAAATCCACCATCAGACGTATTTCTTAAACCAACATTATCAATAGTCCAACTTTTTTTATTATCAATTACTTTAACTAAATCATAACCTAAAGACATAAATGGAAATTTACGATACCTATCAAGGTATGTTTGACCATAATTAAATGGTAATAGAACAGTTTGGTAATTAGGGTTTTGACCAACAAATACTTGATTTGTCTCTACAACTTGTTCAGGCATGTGATGATCAGGTGTTGATTCATACCAACCTCCTCCTATTTGGAAGAAATACCCTTCGCTTTCTTGTGCTGCGGTTGGGTAACCTAAACTATCCATTGGATAATCTAACCTTGTTGTTGTTACTCCACTAATAGTCGTTTGTAATGTAAAACCGCTATATAGGACTCCCATTATTGAAAATGTATCTGTAGGGTCTGAAACAGGAAGTTGTTGTACATACAGACCACCTGAAATATTTAAATATTGATTTTCAAACTGAGAAAGGTTTATTCTTTCATCTGCAATGTATATGTATTCATTAAAATCAATTAAAGCCTCAGGTGCTCCAATCAATCTTAATAAAATTTCAATAGATCTTCTTGTTCCCTTTGATTTAAACAAATAGGCGGCATTTAAAATTAAATTTTTATAGAATTGGTAATTAATTTCATCAGGAGTTAACGCTCTTGAGTATCCAGGAAAATTACTTTCTTGATTGGTACCAAAAATTGAATCTAAAAGCGATTCATTACTTATTGGTGAAATGTTTGTTTTCCACCCTAATGTTTCTGCAAGATTTTTTAATAATTGTGATGGTATGTCATTACCTGTATTGTAATTAACGGATGTCATATTTGCCAATGACATAACAAATTTTCTCACCTCATCAAAACTTCTTCCGTATATCTGTAATACCTTTTCTAATTTTCTATCACCAGTATCAAATTCTTTTAATGCTCCTGTGGTTAAAAACCTTGATATTAAATTAGTATTATATGAGTCTAAGTTTTCACATAAGTCATTTAAAGTTGTTAAATATTTATCAAAATCGTTAGTTCTAATATCTAAATTCCACAATCCATCCAAAGGCCATGTAATGTTTTGACTTGTTGTTGTGTAAGTACCATCATTGTTTTCTTGTGGAACTTGGAAAGTTGCGGTATAAATTGGTTGTATTAATCTATTTAAAAGAAATTTTTCTACCTCATCAAAAAAATCATTAAACGATTTTTCCGTATAAGTAGTGTTGGGTCTTAATATGATATTATCTGTTGTTGCGGACATCCCTGAAAAAGGATTTCCATTTACATAAAGTTTTAAATAATTATCAGTTTCATCAGTAGGATCTAAAAATACTACGTTATATTCGGAATTATTAACAAATATTGAATAGTTCCTATATTGAACTGTTAAATTTCTTAAAGGTGATTGCTCAACCTCACTTAATTCAAAGTTTCTTGTTGCGTTTGTTGTAAAATCAATATCAAATGGATTTCTTATCCAATTTAAAGGTATCTCTAAATATGTTTCATTTAAAATTTTGTTATATAAAATATTAACTGCCGTTAGTCCTGTTTGAAAATTAAGGTTATTCTTTAAACATTCTACGGATGCCGGAAAATAATTAATTATTCTTGTTATAGACGTTGAAATTCTTTTTGTTAGTGATCCAAATAATGTAAAGTTGGTTATTTCACTTAAATCAAAATTTGGGTAAACTTGTAAATTTTTAGCAATTAAGACTTTTGACTCTTCGATACTTTTTAAATCTAAATCAGATAAACTTATCGGATCTGAAAAAGCACCAATATTAAATGTTCTGTTTTGTTTTTCAGTAATTCCTGTTGTGAACTCAAAATTAGCGTTAGTTAATCCCCCACCGGCAACTAATTGAACCCCAACTAAATCGTCAGAAAATGTACTATCTCCTGTATCAGTTTGTGGAGGCCATTTATATTTTATTACTGCCATTATTGTGTTATATTTGCAAAGTTTTTACTAAAATCTATGTTATCACCTCTATCTTGTTTTACTTCATATAAAAGTTCGTTATATTGATCTCTAATTTCAAATAAATTGTATTGTTTGTAAATGTTATTCTGAGTATCGTAAAGTGTATAAATTCCATCATTAAGAGACTTAGTCTGATTACCAAACAAAGAAATTGCCAATGTGGAAATGTCGTGTTCAACCATTTCAATCTCCATAGTAACAGGATTAAAGAATGTATTACTTATTATTATTTCTTGATCTGGTTGACCAATAAATGGTGTTGCGTTTGGTTTGTTAGATGGTGATGAAGAAGGTGATAATGTACAAAATATTAAATTTGTAACCCCATTCACATATTGATATCTAACAGTGCTTGTTGAGGTGTTTGTGGTATTTTGGACCACGGGTTCGCAGTAAAAAGATGAGGTAACTATTCTGAAAAAATTTGGTATTTTAGCCCCACTTGTCTGTAAGTATTCAACCCTATAACCAATTAAACCTTGATTAACAAATTTATCTCTGAATGAAACGGGAACGTTACTTATATCTATTACTATCCCTTTTATGTTTGGTAGTGCTGCCAATATACCACAATCAGTTATTCTAGTTCTAATTTCTGCGGGTCTTATATATAATGTATAAATCCCTAATTGATTAAAAATATTTGATGGTAGTCTTAAATTATATAGTCCACCTAAGATTTCTACACCTGAATTACCTCCAGTATTTGTGTTGTGAAAATAAGGGGTCAAAACCGCAGAAGAATTTAATTTTGTCAACTGAAAGTTGTTTGTAACGTCTCTTGACTCCGTATAATTTAATATAATATCAACGTCAGTTGGACTTACGTCCGCCGGTCTTATTGTTCCATATGTTCCTGTTGCCATGTAATTTTACTTTGTTATTTTATAAATATTAATAATTAAGTTTCCACGTTAAAAAAACCATAACCATATTTGACTAAATCTCCTATGTTATCAACTTCTCCTAATCTTTCGATAGATTCTAACGCCGAATTTTTCCCCCTTTCAATAAATAAATCAGATCTTATTTCAGGTTCATAAGCCACCCCAATTAATGCTTCTTCTTTTGTCATCGCAGATAAAACCAAATCATTTTGTGTTAATCCCGAAGATTGAACAAAATATAATGTTGTACCTCCACTTAGGTCCCAATAATCCACACCATTTATTGTATACGCAGAATACGATCCATTTGGTACTGATCCGTAATAGATACCAACAACTCCTGTTTCTCCTGTTACTTGTATTCCTAATGGGTATGGTACTGGTCCATACTGTTCTAAGTCAGATAATGTAGAATTTGTCGTTCCTGTTACCAAAAATGGTACTCCAACATAACTTGAACTTATATAATCTATAATATTTGGGTTCGAGTCTCCTGTAAATAAGAAATCATAACTTACGGGAATGTTTGCCCAATTACCCCCTTGTTGGTAAAATACTACCGTTCCATTTGGATTAATTGGTACTATATTTTGGTAAGGTACGTTTATGGTTTTTGTAACTTCAGTTATCCCCCAAGGTGTAGTTCCTTTAATTTTTATTGTATAAATACCATTAGATGCGGGGTACGTATGGTTTAATGATGAGGGTGAAAAAATATTAATAGGGACTATCGGCGATCCATCCCCCCAATCTATTTCAAATACCGATTGAGTTACATTATTTGATGTATTAAAAACATAAAATGTATATGGATTAATAGTGTCAGATGAAAAAATAAAGTTATTTAAAGTTTCTTTTTGGTAAATTAAACCATCAAACACAGAATACCATCCCATATCGTATGTTGTCTGTGTTAACATGATTGGAATAGTTAACCCTGTTAAGGTTGAGTCTCCGTTTGTTCCCCCTGATAATAATTGGGTCATGGAAGAATAAACATATGTTGTCCCTGTTTCACAATTAACGTAAGTTACCCCTGTAGGACAACAAGGATCTTCCACATATATTTCTTCACAATCTCCTGTCCAATTAATAGGAAATATTTTATTCTTTATATCTTCAAGACCAATCTGTATATAATATCTTTGTTCTTCCATTATGGGTTCATATATTCATACCAGTTTATTGGTGTTGTTGTTCCAACTCTATTATTATTGTTGTCTTTAATAGTATATGTAAAATCACTGTAATCTAAATTAACTTCATAATAAAAATACTCAGCGGGATCAAAATTATATTGTGTAGGTAAAATACTTGTTTGTGGAGTGTTTGTCATAATAACATAACTTCCCGTTTTACCGTTAAAGAATTTGGCCCTCATATAAAAAGTATCTATATCAATAAAATCTCTACTTCTAACCCAATAAATAAAAAACCCTTCTTTATCTCCAACAAAGTCTAACTTAAATTCAGGTTTTTTTATGTTAACAGTAGGGATGGACGGACTTAAAACTAAACCGTTTTCTATTCCCCCTTGTTGTACTGGTAAAATTATTGTTAAATAATTTCTTTGTGTTGCAGAATCTTTAGTATCATATAGGTCTAACTTGAAGAAACTTTTTGTGAATGGTTTTGTGTAATAATAGACTTCATTAACGGAAAATCCTTCGGTTAAATAAGAAGAGTTCCATAAATTAAGAGATTGATCAAAAAATCCAAAATCGTAATTTATATCGGTCTTATCAGTATTATCATGTTTTTTATGTGAGAATCTTGCAACCTCAAAATCATTTTCTTTACCAATAACCTCATCAATAGTTTTAAGAACAAATTCATCAATGGCGTCATCATTACCATCTATGTCCCACTTAACTTCAACAGGTATATTAATATAAACGTCTGTTGGTTTTTTCAATATTTTATAATTATTCACAATCATCTATAATAGGTTCTGCAATTACGTTTGGATTATTTATATTACTTCCGTCTCCAATTAATCTGAATATAATTTGATCGTAAGGGTAATGACTACCATTTAAAAATGGGTAATCAACTCCGAATCCTTCACTATCTTTGTACCCATATGGGTAAATATCTCTCCATCTAAAAGTTTGACTTGTTATTGAGAAATATGAGTAGTCAGGAACTAAATCTATATTTTGATATCCTTCTTCATTTACAGATGTTGAGAAAACTTTAATTGTCATTGGGTGGTGTACTTTATAGTAATACCCTAATTGATTTGATGGTGTTAACAAACTTGTTGATGTAAAGTAGTTAGGATTAAATGTGAATTTTTGATAGGTACTTGATATAACTCGTTCTTTTTGTTCATAAGGATTAAATTCACAAAAGTCTCCATTTATGTTATCTCCAATATTTAAATTATCGACATAATAAAAAACATTACCATTAGATGTGTAATTGTTTGTTAAAAACCCTGTATCCGATTGTGTATTTGTTTGATCCCACCAAACACTAGGTTGGTTATTCTCTAAAGGTAAATTAAATTCGTAACCCTCTTTAAGATTTGTATTCGGACCTAATGTCCACCCAAAATATCCTTTCCAAATAAAACTAAAAAATAACTCGCTTACAGGTCTGTTAAGGTTATCCCTTAAACCGTCAATATCAATGTTATTATTAAACATTAAATTGTAACTGTCATTACCTTCTTTAATTGAAGATCTATCAACCCCATTTGGTGTTAAGACCGCTTTTTCAAATTTAACGGCTTTACTAAAAATATTTTTTTCAAATCCGGCATTAACTAAAACAGAATCTTCAATACTAGTTAATATTTTGTGAACCCTAACATAATAGTTTGAGGTTGTGTCTATTTCATTAGTTGCGTTTATAATTCTTTTAAATGTCCCTGTTGTGTTCACACTGAAAGTGGTACCTAAATACCCTATATTTTGTATGTTAAAAATGTAATCTTCAGAATCATAATTTTCATTACCCAAAGAAGTCACTTGAAAGGTGTCTGTTCCATTGTAATTAAAGTTAAGTTTAACTGATTCTCCAACAGATAATCCATGATTCATAGGACATCTAAATGATATTACATCGTCACCATATAAAGTGTTGTTTTCAATAATAAACGGTATTCCATCAAAAGCCTGCCAAGACCATGTGTTTGTAGTATCTTGATCATCAGCATATAATTGTCGATCAACATTTAAATGTGGGTACGTTAAATAATACATCCAATTATATGTTGTTGCACTTTTATTAATAAAACTAACATGATTACCCACACCTGTTGTGTATCCATTTACATTATTATCTGTCCTAATAAGATCAAATTCATAATATTGTGGAAATCCATCCCAAGGTGCTGATGGATTACCTATTGATGTAACCGCATTTGATATAGCGTTTGTGTAATATAAATTATTTCTATATGGAACATAAGACGTTCCTCCACTGTATTGGTTTTTAAATAAAAATACTATCTTTGTTGTTGGTCTAAATATTGTAGATTCTCCTCTTTCTTTTTGAAACAACTCAGCCAAATTTATTTCTTCGGTTCTATCATATTCAACTTGTTGTTTAAACGTTTGATTTAGAGGAACTCTTACCGCTTCATCAACATTTGAGGATATTTTATTCTTTTTAGATCCTAATAATATTTGTATAGTTTCATTATTACCCATTTGTATCTGCGTTATTTACATAAAGTTTAATGAATCTATCAAGTGCGGTAAAACCGTTATTCAATCCAAAATAAAAATGGAACGGTGCCCCAACAAGAATAGGGTCTAAACCAGGTGTGTTTGGTGCTCCATAAGTAACGTTAACTGTTGTTGGGTTAGGTCCTGGGGTAAAGTTTGCAATATGACCTTCTTGTGTTGTTGTGGTTTTAAAATAATCTGAGGTTTGGAAATCTAAACTCTGGTATTTGTTTTTATAAAACCCTCCACTTGTTATAAATGGGGATGTATACCAATTATTATTCTCCGTCCCAAAAATGTAATTTGATGGGGAAGTAATTTGCCATTTATAGAATGGAACTTCTTGTGTGGATGGATACCCATAATTATAACCAACAAATGGTGAAATGTTATATGTTTGTATTCCAGGTGTTAATTTTTTTCTTGTTATTTTTTCCTCGTTATTGTCTTGAAAGAAAATACCAAAAATAGGTCTTGATGGTGATTGGGTGTCGTCTCCAATGAATAAGTAGTTATTTGGGTAGTTCTGTTCTAAATAAGGATTTACTTTAAATTCACTATTTGTTGAGATTGCTTGTGCAAAATCTCCGTCAATTCTATCACCACCTCTCGTACTATTAAAGAACTGAACAACACCTATACCTTCTCCTTGATTTCCGTTTGTAGATACCGGAAACATTTGTTGTATTATAGTTTGATTCAGTAATCTAGAAATGAATCCCATTTGCATAATATCAGAATCATCACTATATGAAGTTGATTTTAATTGGTTTGCAAAATAACCCTCTAAATTTTCATTATTACATATTTGATTAATGAATTCATCTCTTGGTCCTAAATCTACAATTGTTGTTGGACTTTGTATTTGTTTGTCGTTATATCCTGGATTATTGATAAATAATGCCGCCAAGTTATTTGGTGGGGTTGGTGATGGTTTACCAATGAATTGGTTAACAAATCTATCCCAAGGAGATGATCTATAATAGAAAGTATTTTGTGCGTCATCAAAAACTACAGTATCTTTACAGTAATTGTATGTTGGGTCAGTAACTGAATTATTTGCATATGTGGATGTCTTATTAAATGAAGGCATATATAAAAATCCATTTATCCAATTGTTTTGGAATACTCTTGCAAAGACCCCTCTACATGCCGCTAACATTAACAAGTATCTAACTTTCCATTCTAAAAATAATTTCACATCTTCATCGTATTGTGAAATATATTTTTTATTTAAAAGGCAATAACATCCTTTAACAACTCTATTACTTGGTACATCACAATTTGGGTTTACGGTAATTCCGGTACCTGAACCTGAGTAACATTGTAACGAAACCAAACCATCACAAGTTAATGTTGAGGTTAATCCCGTAACTAATCCTGTTGAGTCAGCATAATTACCTGTTGGTAGTGTTCCTGGACCACCAATACTAGGGTTTGACTGAACCCCACTACCCTTAAAGAAATAAAAGTTATTATTTTGATGTAGTCCATATCCTGTTTGAGAATCGTTACCATCTTGAGTTCTTGTTGATGTTGGTATTCTATCACTTCTCATCACAAGTTTAGTTTCATCCAAGAAGTTAACTGTCGTAGTTAAATATCTATAATATGCTCTTGAGTATAATCCATTATACCCATCGAATGGCGTACCATAATCATTATTCGATCCAACTGAATCATAAAAATTATATATTACAGGGTTTAATGCTGGTCCTGCCTGTGAAAAAGAACCTATAAACGTACCACCAACAAAATAGTCTTGAACATATTTTGGTATAACCCAATTATATGGTGATGATGTAAACAAATTGTATGGTGATGATGATATTGTTGATAACGGAGGGAACGTTATGTCAGGTCTATAAGAACCTGAGTTATCATCTGTTGATAAATAATAGTAAGGTAATGTTGACGTAAATCCTGTATATTGACCTGGTGTAAGATCAAATATTAATGATGGAAAATATAAATTGTTTGTTGTATTATCAACAGTATCGTGAGATAATGGTTTAATATTATTTGTTGATAATGGTTGTATAGGGTAATTTAAATAATAGTTACCAGTAATTATAGGTCCAACCCCATATGAAGAATTACCAAATATTATTGATAAATCGTATTCTATTTCTTGTTTAGGGGTAAAAGGGTCCACCCCTCTTGTTAATATTATAACCTCTAAAGTATTTCTAACACTATTTTCAATTGCATCTATTGCGTTACCCGATGAATATAATGCTGGAGTTAATAACCCCACACTACATTCATCACCATAAACAAATCCTATATCGTGTAATAAGTATTTCTTAGGGAATTTATTTAAATCGGCAATACTAAAGTTTGTATTACCTGTAAATGAATTAACCGTATATCCAGTTATTACTTGAAAATACTCAATGTCGGTAGGGTATTCTAAATAATAGTCAGTTTGACCTGTATTAATTACGTATATTGTTGACTGCAGTAGTCCTGACCCATTTGATGCGGGGTCGGCATAATCTATTGTTCTAACTATTGGTGTTACAGAATCACCTGTAAATGTAGTACCTGTAATTGAGGTGTTATTAAATTGATTTTGGGTTGCTCCTGTTAAATTAACCCAACCTCCCGACAATTTTGGGTCTTGGAAGGTTATTACTTCTCCCACACCTAATTGTTGGATCATACCAGCTTTTGCAATAACAACTAATACCTGATCTTCAAAAGGGTCACTTGGTGTTCCAACTAAAGATGGATTTACCTTGGTTTTAACTTTATTAACACCTGAGTTTGCACCTCCTGAAGGAGAGTTTTTAAAATATTTATCTCTAGTATTAAACTCATTTAATTTTTGTGGGTATGTTTCTTTAGTGGGATACGCAAACCATCTTTCATCACTACCGACACTTTTTTCGGCACCAAATAGAAATGGTTGTGGGGCATGTAATTTATAAAGATTTGTGGAATCTATTAGATCATAACCTGAAAATATTCTTTGATAATCCAATAATGCTTGTGTTAACACATCTCCTGTTATTTCCTCCTCAAAAACTCTATTAATAAGTGACTTATACTGAAGGGTACCTCCACAATAAAATTTACCTTTATTATTTTCATCAGTATTATCGTCAGGACTAGCTTGTGGGTAGTTAGGGTGTTCAGCTAAAGAATATGTACCAGGTGAACTTAATGGAGCTAAGAACGTATTATCTGTTGTTGTTGTTGCGGGATTACCGGCTTCTGACTGCTGGTTATTATATTCATTATTTACTTGTTGGGTTACGGAACTAATATCAAAATCATCATCAATTTCCGCACTTCCACAGTCGCATGAACAGGCGTTACATTCAGGATAAGATAACATAGGTAATCCAATTCTAGGAAAACCTTTTAATCTTACTATGAATACAATTACAAAAGCAAAGAAAACCAAATATAATGCTAATTTAAATACCGCCTGTAATATTTGCCAAGCGGTTCTAAGTATTACCCCAATATTAAATACGGGACCTCCTGGAATTGCCGTTGCCGCACTTTCAAGTGCTGATTGTACCGCATCTATGGTTTCCCTAACTTGTATGTATAAAAAATACAAACATAATATAACTAAAACCCATTTTAAAACAGGCCAAGCCCAAGCTACAAAGTGAGCCACAAATAATAACACTAATATTGGGAATGTTAATATGTTTAATAGTAACATCGCCAAGAAATATATAAAATCAAATTTTTGTACCGCATCATTAACAGGGAATGGATTATTTTTAGAAATACACTCTCTATCATCAATCTCTTTAATCCCTAAATGTCTTGCTCTAGATATACCGTTCTTATAACGGTCTAAAAACATTGCGGTAGTATAAACCTTATTATAATTAAGTTCAAAAAATCTATCCTCACAATTGATTGCCTCTTGAATCATTGTGGAATCCCCATAATCGTCCCAATCTAAACTAAATGCGTATGACCTAAAAGAATCGTACGCAGCCTGATCGTAGAATGTGAATTCAAAGTCTTGTGTTTGAGTTGTGTCTACCGCATTTGAGTTTATTCCTATGTTGGCTCCAGGGGTGTTAATTGGTATACTAGTTAAACTTCCTGTATATGGTACACCGTTTATTGTTATAGTAACGTCCTGAGAGTTAACATAAGATTGTAAAATTAATCCACCTGTTTGTGCAGGTAATACTATTGCCGGGTTTAAACTTGTTGTGGTACCAGGAACTGAAACCGAATAATTTAAAGGAACACCTAATGTTGGATCCGCGTTTGGTGTTGTTGATGCCCAACCATACTCTTTAATATTTGGAACTAAGAAATTTGCTCTCAGTATTTCGTTTTGGATTCCTCCGTCATTTTGCCAACTAACTTTAAATCTGTATTTACCTTTTGTTGGAATCCCTACTGTGGGGTCCAAAGAAATAATTTGATTACCAAACTCATCAGTAACAATATAATCTAAGTTCATAGGGACTTTTAATAAGTAAGTTCCGTCACCGTCAATTATTTTACCCCCTTGTTCTATTTCATATTCTTCAAGTGCTGGATACCCATTTCCATCAACATTTATTGTTTGTCTTATTGCCGATACTCTACCTTGTCCCGCCTTTAATGAACAGAATGTACCTGCCGCCAATGGAACTCTACAATTTGTTTTTAACGCTTGTTCGTCTTGGGTGGTTGCAATTGACCCCATAAATGCCGCAGTTGGTTTTATGGTTAAATTTATCTCTTCAGACAAGTCAAAATCTTGTCTTGTAATTCCAATGAAACAAATATCAGGTTCTCCCCATAATGGTTCAACATTAACTTGTTTAACTAATGTTATAATTTGTGGTAACTCACTTAAATTGTTTGATGATTTAAACTTAGAACCGTTAAATTGACTTTCAACCGCAAATCCACTATCTATTAAATCTTGTGGTGTTAACGAAAAACATCCTATGTTTGAAAGGTCAAGGTTCATGACAAGGGTTTGTTGTCCTGTAGGTACCCCAAAAATCATAAAGTCACCACTATCGTTTGTTGTTACTGTGTACTTATAATATTTGTCATAAACTTCTATTACCGATCTTTCAAGAATTGCTTCGTCTCTATCAAAGAAACTACCCGTTGGTACGTGACCTAAATACTCAGGAGATTTAGGTAATAAATTATATTTATACCCATCTTCATTTTTATTATTTAATGTTTTGTAAGGATATAATTCACTTATAATTGGGTTTAACTCATCCTCATTTGTTAACGGTATAAAAACAGATAATTTTGCGTTTGCAAGTCCAAATCCTCCATTAACTGAAACTCTACCTGCAATAACACCATAATCGGCACATCTTCTTTCGTATATTTCTGCTTGTGTTAATTTAAGTGATAGTATTTCTATAAAGTCAAAATCTTGATCAAACTTTAAATTTACAGATTTATCTACACCTATATTAGTTCGTATTCTATATGAATGTGGCATTAATTTCTTTTCTTGATAAATAGTTTATTTCCTATTTTAAAAGGATAACCCTTTTATAAAAAAAGGAAATTATCAAGAATATGTTACTGAAGATAAATTAACAACACTTACTCTAATATCTTTGTTTCCAAATCTAACTTGGTATATTTGCGTTGGGTCAGCAAAAATAGTGTCGGATATCAACTGAATTTCTTTTGTTGATTGATTAGAATATGGTTGTGATGTTTGTGATGAAGAATACTGTCCCCCAACTTTGTTAAAGACCTGTATATCCGATATTGACAATACTCCGTTTTCCGCTTGTATTAGTCTTCTTAATTCAGAAATATTAACATTTTGACCTAATTGTCTTGACGTTGGTGACATATATGTAGATACAATATCTATGATTTTTGCAATTATAGATCCCTGACTTTGTGAAGAATCTAAAACCACCGCAATGTCAAACCCTAAGTCAATAACATTAGCACTTTCTACAGATATGTAATCATTTATCATTCTATAGTTTGATAAATAATTTGCAATATTAGTTTTTAATGCGTTTGGAACTACTGATGTAAGTGTCCCACTTGAGTCATAAGAAAGTAATTTTATTTTTATTTTGTTATTTTCCTCTACTATCGACACTTTAGATGGTGCCCCAAATTGTGAAGGCATATTTCTTAATAATGAATCATAGTCATTAACCGTTACCGCTCTATTTTGTGATGAGAAGTTGAAAGAAACAAAATTTCTAATTTCCTCTAATGTTGGTGCTGCCGCTCCACCAACCGCAGCGATCGGGTTTGTACAACTTAATGAGTTTGACGTACTTGTATTAAGACTCTCAGAAGGACCGTTAACAAAGAAATTACTTTTCTGTACTTGAGTAATAACCCCAACACCGACATTACTTGATATTCCCCCACCAATTCTATACTGAATAAACAATGTTGAGTTTGATTTAAGTGTACTTCCTAAACCTAAATTATTAACGTATTTGTTTATGTTAATTGATTGTCCATTCCTTGCAAATTCCCTTAATTGTTCTTCCGCAGAATTATTACCACCACCAAAAGTTAATTTCATAAAACCTTGTGGGGTATATTCTGTAATAAATTTATCACTTGTTGTAATGTATCTACCGATTTTAATACCAGGAGCATCCGAAGGTTTTGTTGGGTCTTCAACAAAAACTCTGTCTTCAACTAAGGCCCTTACTTCATAAAATCTGTTATTAGGAGATAAAAAATCTTGATCTGAAGGTACGTTACTATATTGTGATCCGTCTTTTACAATGACACTAGTTACTCCCAACACATTTCTTTCAGGTAAAAATAACTCAAAAAATGGTTTAACATCGTTAGGTGTTATAACTCTTTTAAAAACTTTAGTTAAACCATTAAGAACTACTTCTCTTTTGGTTACTGTGTAATTTTGTATTGTACCATTTGAATCTATATTTGGTCTTACTATTCTTGAATTTGGTTGTCCTTCTCCATTATATTGAGATGAAAAATCTATATCATACACAGTTTCATATGATTGACCTGCACCATTAACTTGAGTACCTCTTCTTAATATACCACAATATCTTATATCTTCCTTATCTCCAAACGCAGGTACAACAATAGAAAAATCAACTAATGATATTGATGGTCTTTGTCCCGGTATTTTTAAACCGTATGTTCTTGCAATGTTAAATAATGAAGTCTTTTGTTGTGCGTATTGTAATACAGTCTCTTGTATACTTCTATCAATTTGAAAATTAAGGTTGTCGGCAACTGCGGCATTTAAATCCATTAAAACGGAAAATACCGAAGCATCATTAAAATTTTGTATTAATTCAGGATAATAAGTTTTTACGTAATTAACTAATTCTGTTCTAACTCCTTGAAAATCCCTTGTTGTATATGATATTTTTTTATCTGCCATACTATTAAATATTTAAAATAATGAAATCACTACTGTTAAATGCGTCGGAAGTTATTTTATAATCAATCCTAACTCTTGCAGTATGTTCTTTTTGTGAAATGTTTGGTACGGTAAACTCTCTTTGATCCTCACCGTTTATAAAAGTACCTTTGTCTTCATACTCTGTTGAGGCGTCTGTAATTAAAACATTAGTAATTAAAACCCCAGGCATAAATTCCTCAACGGAATCTCTAATTTCAGCCTCTATTTCGGCAAATGTTGGTCCGTCTAATGGTTCAAAAATATATTCATATAATCTTGATCCAAAATCAGGTAAATAATATCTACTTCCTTTTCTTGTTAATAATAAATGTATAAGATTAGTTCTAACTTCTTCAGAAGCGTAATCTGTTAAATCTAAATATTTACCGTTAAAGGAATCCCTAAAAGGGAAAGTAATCCCGTAAGTTATACCATTTGCCATATCTAATAAATATAGTATTCGGATATTTTATATAAATAAAAAAATCACTGATTTCTCAGTGATTCTTTAATCTTGTGTTTCCTCTTTCAGACATAGGTTCATAGGGACAATGTAAACATCCGTTTCCACAACATCTACCCCTTTTCATATGAAAAGATTCTGTCATTACTATATTACCGTTTTTATCCTTATAAAAGTCAGGTTCAGGAGATTTTTTTGTTATCTCCCGAACATATAACTGTTGTATCCAATCTTTAGATGCGCTTACTGTCATTTTAATTTTATTATACTATTTCACAAGCCCCACCAGCACAGGCGGCTTCCCCTCTAAGGTCGGTATTATCTTGTAACTCAATAACTTTTGTAAGATCCACATCTTTTAATGTGTTTAATAATCTATCAAAATCTTCTTTTGTACAATCTTCAAAAGGTGCTTGGGTATAAGTTCCTCCGTTATAAGGTAATACAGATAGTCCATTATAAAACTTACGGTTATCCCACATCCATTCACCAACTAATTCCCATTCGTCTTCTTTAATTGAAACTGTTGCCGATACGTTATGAGTATTTTGTCCTGTTCTATGACCTGGTTTAATCCATTCTTGTGCAACTTTTTTAACTCTTTCCAACATTTGGAATACTGATTCGTGTCTTATGATAGCACCTTCAGGGGCTTTTTGTGGTATACCAATTACTGCAGTATCGTGAGGACGGAAAAACTCATCTTCAATCAACTCAGGGTGATTAATCGCCAAGTAATTATAGATTGATTCATTTTTACCTACACGGATTCTTCTTA